TTATTTATTATATCTAAGTCTTGGATATATTTTGATGTTGAACTTTGAAAGTCTTTTTTTAGGTTCTCTACTATATTCTATATAGTCTATAACTTCTTTTAACAAATCATTTCTTTCTTGCATATTATTACTTTGATAATATAATTCTAAAACGTTCTCAACTTGAGGTAGTATATCGGATATAGAAAAATTAGACTCTTTTTCTTTTTTTAAATCTTTTTTTGCTTGTGTTAAATTGTCTCTGTTTAAATCAATTTTATCAGCAAGAACTTTAGATCTATCAAGATATGTGTCTACATCATAAATATCCTGCTCCAATAAATTATGTAAATTTTCTTTTTGTTTTAATAATGTTTTATATTCACAATCAAGTGATTTTATAATAGAGTAGTAAGACTCTAAATTTGAATTATTATTCTTAGGAGACTCTAGGTTTTTAATTGAAACTTGATAAGAAGCTATCCAATTTTCAAGCTCATTGATTATTTCTTTCTCAACAATACTAAGCTTAGAACCTCTATTTTTACCACAGTTTAGACATTTTAAAAACTTAACCAATTCGTTATTTTTATAAGTTGACTGTTGAGCTATCATTTTATGACCACATTCAGAGCAAATTATCAAACCTGCTAGGGGATTTGTTATAGATGTATTTTTTTTTGTAGATGGGATTGAGCTATTTTTAAATAGGTTTTGAGCTTCTATGAAGATAGATTCATCTATTATAGGCTCGTGAATTCCTTTTGCTTCAATATGCTCATCAACGGGCCTAGTTCTAGAATTGTTTTTCCCTCTATCAACTTTATTCCATACAACATAGCCTGCATAAGTTTTATTCTTTAATATATCTCTAACTACTTTAGGATACCAAGTTCTACCTGTAGATGTTTTTAATCCTAAGGAATTTAAGTGGGAAGATATTTTAACTCCTCCATAATGTTTATTAACATACAAATCAAATATCATTTTTATAACTTCTGCTTTATCATTATCTATGATCATAGATTTTTTTCCAGACTCATCAAATATAAATTTATAACCATAGGGAGGTTTACTAGCTATAAATTTGCCTTCTTCAACGCTTTTAACTCGACCTCTTTGCATACGCCTATTTATGAGTTTAAGTTCTTTACGTGCCATAAATGCTTCAAACTCAGAGTATTCTTCATCCCATTCATTATTTAAGTCATATGTTTTTCTAGGTGTTATAATTTTAGTATTTGACTTTTTAAAAGTTTCAAGTATAAGACCTTGGTCTTGCATATTACCTCTACCAAGTCTATCTATATCCATAACTAATACAGAATCATAAAGGCCATTTTTTACTTCGTCTAAAAGTTCTATCATTTTAGGTCTATAAGAAATACTTTCTCCTGATACTAGCTCTTCTTTTATTTCAATTATATCTAGATTTTGTTCTTTTGCTAATTTTAAAAGAGTAGATCTATGTCTACTTAGAGTTTCGAATTCTCCTTGTTTTTCACATTCTTCATCAGAACGTGATTTTCTTAAGTAAATACAGGTTTTTATCATAGTCATTCACCTTTATAAATTTATTTTAATTAAGATATTAAATTATATTAATTTTGTATAGAGTTTATTAATTAAAGGTATGCGATTATAAAAAATCTATTAATACATTTATGAAAAAATACTAGTTAGAATAGATTAAGCTGATAGCAATCTTTCATAAATAGTATTAAAATATATCAATAAGTTCGGTTATAATTAAACTAGGAGAAAATGATATTGCATAGTTATCTATCTGAACAGAAGGGTCGTATTTTTTTTTATAGCATTCTATAGCTTCATCCAAAAAAGGAATAGTGACATTTAAATAGTCAGCTATTTCTTCTTTAGTTCTGCAATAATTTTTCCAAGCATTTATAATTCCATTTAAACCGATTAACTTATCATAAGAAAATAGTCTAGCTTTATATTCTTGTTTAGCATTTGACATATCATCTGTATCTAATATATTTCCATAACTTTTATAATGATGGGCAAGCTCTTCTGCTAAAACGCATGCCTTTTCTTTATTAGTAGTCAATCTAGTTTTATTTATAGCAATTTTTCCATCATAATATAGACCATCAGAGCTTGACTTAAGTGAAACTTCTTTTACTATTATATTATTTTCATGTGCTTCTTGTTGTAATTCTTCATATATATTCATATAAATCACCTAAACTTTACCAATTATTCATATCTTTTATATCTTCTAATATTCTATCCATTTCACCATACTCGGTTAAATGGTCATTGTGGGCAGCTATAGTTTTTATATTTAAGCTAGTGTTTTTTTCAGTATAGTTTTTTAGTTGAGTTAATTCATAAACCCTTTTAATTGCTTCATCTTTTCCTAAATCGTTAAGTTTATAGAAATTGCTTAATAAATTTTGTTCCTTAACAGATTTAAAACTATTAACTTTATTTTTATCTAAATCATCTTTTTTAGAAAAAATTTCGTTATCTTGATCTAGAGGATCAAATGTTTTTATATCTATATTTAATATATCGCAAATTTTAATAACTCGGTCTACAGCCATTCCGCCAATACCTTTATCTAGTGCACTGGTTAATGTGGTGCTAGGTATTTGTACAATTCTAGAAAATTCTCTTATACTACCATATTTATTTAAAATTAGTTGTTTTAATTTATTAGTTTTATTCAATATAAAAACCTCCTTTCTATTGTATATATTAGCATTTTATAAACGTAAATTCAATCATAATAAACGAAATTTCATTTAAAAATATTTAAATTTTATAAAAAAATAAAAAAAATGTTGATTTTAAACGAAATTTAGTATAACATTGAATTACAAACGAAATAACGTTCAAAGGAGGAAGCATCAAATGTATCTTAATTTAGAGGCTGAGATAGCTAGGAAAAAAATAAAAAAAGCATCTATAGCCAAATACATAGGCAAAACTTACAATACTTTAAATTTAAAACTATCAGGTAAGTATTCATTTACTTATGATGAAGCTCTTAAAATACAAGAACAATTTTTTCCAGAGTGTGATTTAAAAATGCTATTTAAAAAAACTATATAGATATATTAATCTTTTTCATATTTACATAGAAATAGTGTTGAATAGGACAATTTTTATAATTCATATAAATTATAAAGGGGGGATTACATTATGGATATTTATAAGGTAGAAACTGAAAATGCGATAATAGAAATAATTTCTCCAGAAGTGAGGCTTGGAAGAAAGCAAACAGATGAAGAAATTCAGGCAATCCTTGACAGAATAGCAAAGATTAATTATAGAATAGCAAAAAGGTTATACAAAGAAGGTAAGTTAGCTACTAAAAAATAGTAGCTATACATACAAATTAGGACAAGCTTAATTTAAAATAAATTATTAAATATAATAGTCCAATAGAAGGGTGGATTTTATGAATAGAAATAGATGTGAAAGGCAAAGAAAATATTTAGATTCATACATAGTAGTTGATACAAAAGATATAAAAAAGGATAAATGGCTAAAGTACAGACAATCGGGAATAGGAGGTAGTGATGCATCTGCAGTTATAGGCGTTAATCCATGGAAGAGTTCAATACAACTTTATATGGAAAAAAAAGCGGATAGTCCAAAAGAAGTTAAATCTTTTAGACTTGAATTAGGAAATAGATTAGAGGGCTTGGTTGCTGAATTATTTACAGAAAAAACTGGATTAAAGGTAAGAAATGTTAATGGCATACTTAAAAATGATAAATATCCTTTTGCGCTAGGAAATATAGATAGAGCTATTTTAGGAGAAAAAGCTTTTTTAGAGTGTAAAACAACGGGTTCATATTCACTAAAAGAATGGCAAGAAGGAATTCCAATACATTATGAAATTCAATGCTTACATTATATGGCTATAACAGGTGCTACACATTGCTATATAGCTGTGCTAATTGGGAACAGTGAATTCTTATTTCATAAATTAGTTAGGGATGAAGAGTCGATAAACTATCTTATGCAAATAGAAAAAAGGTTTTGGGAAGAAAACATATTAAAAGATATTGTACCTTTACCAGATGGATCAGATGCATACAGTGAGTATTTAAAAGAGAAATATAAATTTTCTAATAATGAAGAAATAGAATTGCATTTTTTAGAAAATGGGAAAGAAAAGCTTTTAAGATATGATGACATATTATCAGATATAAAACAATTAGAGAAGGAGAAAAAATTAATAGAACAAGAAATACAAGCTCATATGGAAGAATTTGAAGTAGCTAGAATAGGAACTAGAAAAATAACATGGAAAAATTCTTCTAGAAAAACTTTAGATAGTAAAAAATTAAAAGCTGAGATGCCAGATATAGCAGAACAATTTATGAAAATTAGCACTTCAAGAATTTTTAAGATTGGAAAAGAAAAATAAAGAAGGATGGTATATAAAATGACAGATTTAAAAAATAAACTAGCAAATAAAGCATCAGAAACAATAAATGTCAAAAAATCTAGCCCAAATAAAGCTATGGAGCAATTAATGAGACAAATGTCAGGACAAATAAAGAAGGCCTTACCAGAACATATATCAAGCGAGAGATTTCAAAGACTAGTTTTAACAGCATTTGGAAGTAATTCTAAATTTTTAAGTTGTGATCCTATGAGTTTTTTAGCAGCTATGATGGATTCAGCTCAACTAGGTTTAGAACCAAATACACCACTAGGACAAGCCTATCTAATTCCATATGGTAATAAAGTTCAATTTCAAATTGGATATAAGGGATTACTGGAGTTGGCATTAAGAAGTGGACAAATAAAGAGTTTATATGCACATGAGGTTAGAGAAAATGATAAGTTTGAAGTAAAGTATGGACTAAATCAAGATATTATACATGAGCCTGTAATAACTGGGGAAAGAGGAGAAGTTATAGGTTATTACTCAGTTTACCATTTAACTTCAGGTGGATATAGTTTTATATTCATGACTAAAGAAGAAGTGTTAAACCATGCTAGAAGTAAAAGTAAGACTTTTAAAAATGGACCTTGGCAAACTGATTTTAATGCAATGGCAAAGAAAACTGTTATAAAACAACTTTTAAAATACGCTCCACTAAGTATAGAAATTCAAAAGGCAGTTAACTCAGATGAAACTGTTAAATCTAAAATAGATGAAGATATGAGTTTAATCGAAGATGAAACAGAACCTATTGAGGTTGGATTTGAATTAAAAGATGAAAGTGAAGAAATAAATATTACTCAATAATGATAATGGCTATTTAATACAAAAGAAGGTGAAATATAGTGGAAGTGAAAGATAAACCATATTTTCAAAGTACCAGTATTTTAAATGAAGGATATGGTTTAATTCCTAAAAAGATAACTAGAGATAAATTGTTAAGCTTAGAAGCAAAAGCTATATATGCATATTTAGCTAGTTTTGCAGGAAGTAATGGGAGTTGTTTTCCGGGAAAAGAATTAATGCTCGCTGAACTAGCAACAACGGAGAGAAGATTTAATAAAAATATAAAACAATTAAAAGAACATGGATATATACGTGTTTATAAGAGACGAAAAGGTAATAGAAATGACAGCAACTTATATGAATTAATAATGGATACTAGAGAAATAAAAGTTGCAAGAGAAGAATATGATACTAGTCAAATTGACAATGGTCAATTTGATAGTAGTCAACTTGATAGTAATCAAATTAACCCCCCTAATAATAAAAGCTTTAATAATAACAATATTAAAAATATAAGTTTAAATAATTTGGATAATACAAAAGAGACTACTATAGAAGATATAATAAACTTTTATAAAAGAGAAATAGCTAGTAATTATATATTAAATTCAATTGAACAAGATAGGATAGTTAAATTATCAAAAAAAATACAAAATGAGTTATTTATAGAAGCAATGAGAATATCTATAAAATCAAATATAAAATCTATATACTACATAGAAGGTATTATAAATAAGTGGTTAGAAGCTGGAATTACTACGGTGGATAAATTAAAACTATACAGATCAAATATAGAAAAAAATATAGAAGCCAAATTGTATAAAGGAGATGATCTATATGTTAGAACAAGAAAAGATAAATCTACAAAAAAGAGTACAAATGATAGTAGAGAAAGTGAAGAATCAAGAAAAATTAGATTGCTTGAAAAGTGCAAAGAGCTTAGCAAAAAATGAATATAAGTGTTCTAAATGTAGAGATATGCTCTTTATAGAGCTAGATGATGGAAGTTTTGCACCATGTAAATGTAGAAACTTAAGAATAGCAGAGAATAAGTTAAAACTATCAGGGATAAGTGAAGAATTTAGAAAAATGAGATTTGAAAATTTTAAGTATGAAAGTAGTATTGAGGCAATGGAAGCGTATGTAACATCAAAGACTTACTCTAAAGAATTTAAATCTATTATTAATAAGAAGCAAAATTCAATAATGCTAATGGGACAAGTTGGAAGTGGTAAAACACATTTAGCTATGGCTATATCAAATATACTATTAGATGATGGTAAAGGCGTTATATATATGCCTTATAGAAACATCATAACTAAAATTAAGCAGTGTATAACTGATGAAGAAAATTATCAAAGAGAAATAATCAAATATAAGGAAGCTCAGATTTTATTTATAGATGATTTATTTAAGGGAAGAATTACTGAATCTGATATAAACATAATGTATGAAATAATTGATTATAGATACTTCAAAAACCTTCCCATGATAATTACTACTGAAAAATCATTGAGTAACTTATTAGAAATTGATGAAGCTATAGGGTCTAGGTTATATGAAAAATGCAAAAATTATACAGTTATAATGAAAGGTAAAAAATTAAATTATAGAATTTATGAAGCTAAGTAAAGATGAAAAGCAGAAAAGGAGAAGCTATCAGATATGAAATATAGCAATACATATGATTTTGACTTTACAGAAAACTATATGGCATTACTAGCTTGTATACTAAACCCTAAATTAAGTATTGGAAAAGCAATTAAACATATAATTTTAGAGGATGCTAGATATGGAGAGGGTGGAGCATATAGGAATATTAAAAGCCCTAAAAAAAGTTATAATCATAGAGCGAGGGTTACAGATGAGGTTGAAAATAAGGTTTATGAGTTTAATACATTAAATGATTGTTGTAAATTTTTAAACATTAGAAGATCAGATATAACTATATATATAAAACATAAAATTAAATTCAAAAAACGATATATGATTGAAGTACCAGAGAATATTGAAAGGATAAAATGTAAGGAAGTTAGAATTACAGATACTTTGAAAAATGAAATTATTGAGATAAAAAGCATTAATAAAGCATGTGAGTACTTAAATGCTAGCCGAGGAAATTTAAAACAAGCTATAGAAGCTAAAAGGTTATTTAGGCAAAGATATAAAATAGAAATTAAAGATAATAAGAAATTTAATTGTTAAAATTATAACTTATAAATATGAAAAAACAATATTATTAAATTAAATATTTATAAAAAACAAACAACAAGTTTATAAATTAAAATAAAGTGTTAATTTAAAAATTTATGGAGGGCAGATTTATGAAAAAAGAAGCGTACATACCCAGTGTACAAAAAACATTTTTTAAGCCTAGTGACTCAAAAACATATCCAAATTATATGGCTTTAGCTCAGTGTATATGTGGTAAAGAGATAAATGGGAAAATAAATTATCCACAAAGTGCTGATAAGGTAATGAGTGTATGGGGCATTAAAGGTGGAGAATCAAATGAAGATGATTTTAATTCGAAAAATTATTAGGAGATTAGTATGAAAGCTAAATTTATTATAAATGGAAAACCAAAAGGAAAGGATAGACCAAGGTTAAGTTATGGAAAAATAAGAACACCAGAAGAAACTATTATTTATGAAAATTATATAAAACTATTATATAGAGCAGAAAATAAACCTTATTTTTCTGAAGCTATAAAACTAACTATAAATTGCTATTATAAAATAGCTAAAAGTGATAATAAAAAGCTAAAAGAATCAAAATTAAGTGGTAAAGTAAGACCTTTTAATATTAAGCCAGACATAGATAATGTTGTAAAAATAATATGTGATGCTTTAAATAAAGTTGCTTATAATGATGATACACAAATTGTTGAATTAATTGCAAATAAATACTTTGATAATAATCCTAGAGTTGAAGTTATAATCGAAGAATTAGAATAATAATAGAGGTGATATTATGAGTACTACAGTAAAAGTATCAAAAAAACATAACTTATTTAATAAAGTTGAAAGTCTATTTTATCAATTTAAAGATTTAAAAAGAGAGGTTATATGTATAGAAGAAGAGATAGAATTTATAAAGTTTGATTACAATGGTTTTAGGTCAACTGAGTATTTAGAAAAAGTTCAAAAAAGTGATAATATAAATTCACCTGTTGAAATAGAAATTATTCAAAAACAGAAGAAGTTACAGTTATTAGAACAATTAAAGTATGAAAAAGAGGTAAGTATAAAACGAGTTGAGAGAGCTATAGATAACTTTAATAAAGAAGAAAATGAAATGTTTAATATTAGATACATACAAAATATAAAAAATTGGCAAGTATATGGATTAAAAATGAATGTAGGAAAAGATACGTATTACTCCATAAGAGAAAATATGATAAAAAAATCTATACCTATAATTTTTCCACTTTATAATTTTGAAAATCATATTAGATAAAAATTTTAATCTTTAATGAGTATATATTTTTTAGAAAAACTTCGGAAAAAGTAAAGAATTAAATTGATAGTAAGTATGATATTATATTAGTATAAAGAAATTATCAATATTAACTACTTACTATCGATTACATTATTTTATATAAAATAATTAAGATAGATTTGTATTTAATCTATATATGAGGATATAGTTTAATATGGGAAAACAGCTAAATTTGTTAGTAGAATATGGTTCGAAACCATATATTCTCATCAAATATTATAACTTTACGGCTCTTTGAGAACTCTATAGCGGTATGGAGTATAAACTAAAACTGTTATTTTGCAACAAGTTTTCATATGTTTAAATGCATAGTAATAAAAAAGTCACTAAATCTTAAAAAGATTAGTGGCTTTTTTATTTAACAAAGAATTGAGGTGGTGATGTGGCAGATTTAAAGGATTTAGCTAAAATAGATTATTTAAATGGAATAAAACAAAAACAAATATGTAAAAATCATGGAATTAATATAAATACACTGAAATCATGGATAAGTAGATATAAATGGGCTGAAGAAAAACGGCGAAAGGGAATACCTAAGAATACTGGAGGGGCTCCTCTTAATAATAAAAATGCAGTTGGACATGGAGCCCCAAAAGGAAATAAAAATGCTGAAAAGTTTGGCTTTTTTTCTAAATACTTACCAGATGAAACCTTAGAGTTAATGGATTCTATAGTTGAAAAAAAACAGATAGATATACTTTGGGAACAAATTGTAATACAGTATGCGGCTATAATAAGAGCTCAAAAAATTATGTATGTTGCTGAAAAAGATGAAATAATAAAAGAAGTAAAAAAAGAGGAACAAAGTGAGTTATCTCAAAAAATAGAGTATGAACTTCAATTTGCATGGGATAGACAAGCTTCTTTTCTTAATGCTCAAAGTAGAGCAATGAGCGAATTAAGGAGTTTAATTAAGCAATATGACAATATGATTAATTCTAATTTAAATTTAGCTACTGAAGAACAAAAAGCTAGAATAGAAGTCTTAAAGTCTAGAATAGTTAATAATGAAAAAAATAGAGAAGAAAAAATAGATCAATATTTTACGAAATTAGAGGAACATATAAATGTTAAATGATTTATATCATAAAAAACAATTAGAAGTAATGAACTTTGCAATGACCAACGATTTTTTTATGTTAATTAATCATGGTGCGAAAAGAACAGGAAAAACTATTTTAGATAATGATTTATTTATATATGAATTAAGAAGAGTTAGAAAGATAGCTGATGAATTAAATATTACATTACCTCAATATATTTTAGCAGGTGCTGATTTAGGATCGGTTCAAAGAAATGTTTTAAATGAACTTACCAATAAATATGATATTGAGTTTAAGTTTGACAAACACAATAGATTTATTTTATTTGGAGTTCAAGTATGCTGTTTTGGACATTCAAAAAAAAATGATTTAGGAAGAATAAGAGGGATGACTTCATTTGGAGCATATATAAACGAAGGAACTATGGCAAATGAAGAAGTTTTTAATGAAATTAAAGCAAGATGTTCTGGTGAAGGAGCACGAATATTAATAGATACAAATCCAGATCAACCAGAACACTGGCTAAAATCAAACTTTATAGATAAAGCAGATGGAAAAATAATACAAGCTTATCACTATGAGTTAGATGAGAATACATTTTTAAGTGAGAGATATAGAAACAATATTAAAGCATCAACTCCATCTGGAATGTTTTATGATAGAGATATAAAGGGATTATGGGTATCTGCAGAAGGAATTGTTTATAGAGACTTTAGAAAAGATATTCATTACATAAGTGAAAGTAATTTAAAAAATATAAATTTTGTAAAATTTTTTGCAGGTGTTGACTGGGGATATGAACATCATGGTTCTATAGTTGTTATAGGAAAAGATGATAATGAAAATTTATATTTATTAAGAGAGTATGCAAGACAATATGAAGAAATTGATTATTGGGTAGATGTAGCTAAAACAATAAAAAGTAAATATGGAAATATAATTTTTTATTGTGATAGTGCAAGACCTGAACATGTAGCAAGATTTAAAAAGGAAGGTCTAAGAGCTAAAAATGCTGATAAATCAGTATTAAGTGGAATTGAAGTAGTAGCAAAAGGATTTAAGACTAATAAATTAAAGGTAGTAAAGGAACATACTGATTTATTTAAAAAAGAAATTTTTATGTATGCTTGGAATAAAACAACGGGAGAACCTATTAAGCTGTGGGATGATGTATTGGATGCACTTAGATATGCAATTTATACAGAGAGCAAAGGTAGTGGATTAAGGTTAATGATTTAGTGAGGAGGTAGTATATGCTTTGGTTTGGAAAGACAGAAGAATCAGATGGATCAATGACTACTATACAATGGTTAGAGGAAGAAATTCAAGAATTTATAAATTCTAGTAATAGAAAACTCATGCTTACAGGAGAAAGATACTATGGAGTAGAGAATGATATATTAAGTAGAAAAATAACTAGACCATTAAAAAGTGGAGGAGAAGAAGAATTAAAATATAAATCTAATAATAAATTAGCACATGGTTTTTATAAAAACTTAGTGGATGAAAAAGTTGGATATTTATTAACTAAACCATACACTTTAAAATCAAAAAATGAAGATTATATAGATAAAGTAAAAGATACTTTAGGTAAATATTTTCAAGACACTTTTAATGAGTTAGGGTATGAAGCTAGCAATAAAGGAATCGGATGGCTACATATATATATAAATGAAAAAGGTAAATTTGATACAATGGTTATCCCTAGTGAACAAATAATTCCTATTTGGAAAAGTAGAAAACATAATGAGATAGATAGATTAATAAGATTCTATGATGTAATAACTTATGAAGGTACAAAGAAGAAAACTATAACTAAAATAGAGCTATGGTTTAAAGATAAACTAGAACACTATATAAAAGATGGAGATAATATAATGTTAGATAGTGAAGAGTATCTTAACATTGAAGGTGAAAAAGGTCATTATATAAAAGATGGATTTTGGGAGGTATGGGGTAAAATACCATTTATACCTTTTAAAAATAATCGAATTGAAAAGTCCGATATAAAATTTGTGAAAAGCTTAATAGACAATTATGATTTAAGCAGAAGTGATGTTGCGAATTTTATAGATGAAGTAAAAAATTTAATATTCGTTTTAAAAGGTTATGGAGGAGAAAATCTAGGGGATTTTATGGATAAATTAAATTTCTATAGAGCCATAGCTATAGATGATGCATCTGAAGGTAGTGTAGAAACATTAAGCCCTAATATGGATATAGATGCTATAAAAATACATTATGAACAATTAAAACGTGATATAAATGAGTGTGGACAAGGTATAAATAAAGATTTAGATAAGTTCGGAAGTTCTCCCAGTGGTATAGCACTAAAGTTTTTATATAGTGGTATAGACTTAAAGTGTAATTCATTAGAAGTTTTATTTACTAGAGCTTTTGAGGAACTACTATATTTTGTAAACACATATCTTAGGGAAACTAACCAAGGGATATATCAAGATGAAGATATAGAACTAATTTTTAATAAAAATATAAAAATAAATGAAGCTGAAACTATAGAAAATTGTATTAAATCTAAAGGAATAGTAAGCGATAAAACTATAATTGCAAATCACCCATGGGTTAAAAATTTAAGAGAAGAACAAGAACAATTGAATAAAGAAATTAAAAAGCCTTAATATTAAGGCTTTTTATATTGTCTTCAATTGCTATCTATAGACGTAAAAGAGAGTTAGCAAAACCACATTACAAGAGCAACACTTGTAAAAAGCGTATATGGAGGTAATAAAAATGAAATTTGAAGAACTACTAAAAAAATATGAACTAGATGAAAACAAAATTAAATCAATTGTTAAAGCTATGAGCAAAGAGAAAATTTTTATTACAACACATGAAAATATAGATGAAAGATATAAAAAGCTTAAAAGTCAAAGAGATGATTTAGAAAATCAAATTAAGGCATCTAGTAATACTATTAAAAATCTCAAGAAAAATAATGTTGACGATGAACAATTACAACGAATTATAAAAAAGCATGAAGATACTATAAAAACTTTAAAGGAAGATAGTCAGAAAAAAATAAGAAGTTTAACTATAGACAGTGCAATCAATAATTTATTAACTAAATCAAAAGCAAAACATTCAGATTTACTAGCTACTAAGTTTGATAGAGAAAAAATTGAAATAGATGATCAAGGAAATGTAATAGGACTAGATGAGCAACTCAATGATTTAAAGAAAACATATAAAGATATGTTTGAAGTTTCTTTATCTGGAGGAACACCAAAAAATCCAGACAACAAGATAATAATAGGAAATTCTTGGAAAGATCTTGTGAGTAATGCTGATAGTATGACTGCTGAACAAATAGCAGATGCATATAACAATATAAAATAAGGAAGGATGATGATTAATGTCAGTAGAAAGTTTTAAACCACAACTTTGGGAAGGAGCATTACTTGCTAATTTCCACAACATAAGTATAGCAGATGCAATAACAACTAAACCAACAGATGTAAAAGGTAATAAAGTAACATTTAATAGAATAGGTGCAGGTACAATAAAAGATTATAAAGGATCAATATCTTGGGATGATATAAATACAACTCCTGTAGAGATGACTTTTGAACAGAAGAAATATTTTGCTTTTTGTCTTGATGATGCAGATAAGGTTCAATTAAAAGGTGATATTATGAAAGCAACAACTGCTGAACATGCGGCCGTATTAGCAGAGACATATGATAAATATGTATTAGCTAAGCTTGCAAATAATAAAAAGAACTCATTAACTAGTAAAGAATTAACTCCATTAAATGTATATGATGTAATAGTAGATATGGGAACTAAATTAAGCAAGAATAAAGTACCAAAAACAGATAGATTTGTAACTGTAGATGCAGAAATACTAGGATTATTGTCTAAAGACGCTAGATTTACTAGAAATCCAAATGTATTATCTAATGGCTTTGTAGAAGGACAAAAAATAAATGGTATGCAGGTAATGGCGAGCGAAGAACTTCCTGCTAATACTATAATAGCTCATCATAAAAGTGCTATAGGAGCAGCCAAGCAACTATCAGAAACAGAAGCTATGAGATTACAGGGATCATTTGCTGATGGAATTAGAGGATTATGTGTGTATGATAGTGTTATTTTAAGAGATGAAGCTATTATAATTCAACCATATACATTAAATCCTAATGTAACTGTATCTAATGTACAAGCATAATCACAGTTGCTATGTAGGGTATTGATATGAATTATAATTTATTAGTAGAAAAAATAAAGCGAAGAAGTAATTCAGCAAATAACATAGACTGTGAACTTTTAAATGACCTAATTGAAGAAACTCAAAATGAGATTCTTCAATATACTAATTTATTAGAAATTCCAATTGGATTGGAAGGCTCTTTAATTGAGATAGTTATTGCTAAATGTAATAAGCTAGGATCAGAAGGAATAAAAAGTGAAAGTTTTAGTGGAATTTCAACTACTTATATAGATGGATTTTCAAAAAATATTACCAAAAAGTTGAATAGATATAGGAAACTTCCAAGATAGGAGAATTTATGAGTATTAATAGTAGTATGAAAAAGCTAATTTTACAGGAAAATAAAGAAATTATAACTCCTAGTGGATATAGAAAAAATAAATGGAGTGACAAAGGTGAAGTTTTTATAGCTATATATGAGACTGATAGCAGAGTAAACACATCTAGTATTAGATACAATGAAAGTTCTCATATCGGATTGACTTTTAATAAAATAATAATGGTAGGAAATAGATTAAAAGATAAAGACAAAATTTACAATATAAATGGAGTAATCTCACAAGGACGAATAAGTCAGGTTTTTTTAAAGGAGATAAAAAATGTCTAATATTAAATTTGGAGATAGCTTTGATTGTATAAAGCAAGATACAGAAGAAATAATTTTACAAAATATGAGTAAAGTATGTAAATTAGTTGAGGAAAGAGCTAAGCAAGAGTTATCACCAATAGAATCGAATATAATTGACGAGATGTTTTGCGATGTATTTATTAAAGATAATTATATAGTTGGAGTAATTGGAAATAAAAGTGAGAAAGCAGTTAAAGTTCATCAAGGAACTGGAATATGCAAAACTGATGAGAATAAAATCATAAAATCATATAATAACCAAAAAAATTTTAGTGAGATGGGTTATGGATATAATAAAAAACAACCATTTTTAGAAAATGCTAAAATTTCAACTATAACTCAAATTCCAGGCATATTAGGGGAGGGGTTAAAATAGAAAATATAATTATAGACTATATAAATAGTAGTGAAGAATTAGTAAAGTTAATTGGAGAAAATAGATTATTTCCTATATTTACAACAGATATTAATAATCCATCATTAGTTTATAATTATACTCCTATTATAACTGACTATATAAGTCAAGTTCAGTTAGAAGTAAAAATAATTTGGAATGATTATGATGAAGTAAAAAAAATTGAGAATTGCTTAGAAAAATTACTTAGTAATAATATAAGTGATAAAAGATTTAAGAGTTATAAAAATTTATACTTTAAAGCTATTAAAAGTGGTGGAGGGATACTATATAACGAAGATTTACAAATGTTCGAAAATAGTGTCTTTTTTATAATTAAATACAAGAAGGGATGATAAAAATGGAAAAAAATGAGATAATGTTAGGTTCTGGAGAAGTATATATGATGGAATTTGAAGGAGATACTTTACCTGAACATGATGCTATAGAAACTGATGATAATAACGTAGGTTATTGTAATAGTGGGTTTAAAATAGATTATAAACCTAAAAAATATGATGTGAAAAATCAATATGGTAGAGTTGTAAAAAGCTTTATAACAGATGAAAAAATAAGTGCTAAGACTGGAATAATAACTTGGGATTTAAATAAGTTAGCGCTTTTATCTACTGCTAAAATAACAAATAATGAAGAAAAGAAAACTAAGAAACTTACATTTGGTGGTGGTGGATCACTAAAAACTGTTTTATTAAGATTTGTACATGAAGAAAATGGAAAAAAATTAAGATTTACTATGATTGGACAAGGTGGAAATGGATTTGGATTAGATTTTGGAGATAAAGAAACTTCAATAAATGCAGAATTACAAGGAATAGAAAAAATAAAGAACTTCTTAGCAGAGTTTGAACAAGAATTATAGGAGGAAATTATGTTAGATTTAGATTTGATAAATGGAAAAGCTATAGAAATGAAAATAGATAAGAATATTATAAAGGTTAATCAACCTTCATTTGCTTTAGCAAAAAAAGTTAGAGCATATGAAAGAGATTTTATAAAAATGAATGAAGATGAAATATATAAAAATCAATCAAATATACTTTTAGAATTTTTAAACAATAATTTAGATAAGAAAGTATTTAAGGAAGACTTTATTGAAAGCTTAACCTTTAGTGCAATTAAGGCCTTATATAATGAATTAATAAAAGCAATAGTGGGAGCCGAAACAAACCCAAACTAAAAAATCCCATTCCTGAAGGACCTATAGGAGAAGCTATAGTAGATAAATATTTTCCTTCTGAAGAATGGGAGAAAGATTATATAAATTTAACAGCAGATATAAAAAGTATAAGTGAGTATACTGGATTAAATTTTAATGAAATTTATAATCTTCCATACTCGCTTTTTTTATTATATCGAAAAGAAGCTTGGATATATGGACTAAAACAATCTGAAAAGGGAAGAGAATTCCTAGCTACACTATGGGGACTTACTCAGACTAAAGCTGATTATAAAAAGATACAAAATTTTAGTGAGAGAGGAGGCGAATAGATGGCTAGTGGAATAGAATTAGCACCATTAGTTTGTGAAATAAGAGCAAACTTAGATGATTTCAATAGAGGTATAGATGAGGCAACTCAAGGGAGTTCTCGATTAGAAGAACAGTTTAAACAACTTAACAATGATTCAAGATTAGCTGAATCGGGATTTAAGTTAGCAGGAGCTAGTGCAGCTTTATTGGGAGATAAAATTGGGATTTTAGCGTCAAAACAAAATGAGCTATCAGATAAAATTAAATTGCAATCAAGGGCCATTACTTTAGCTAAGCATGGATATGATCAAGCGCAGAGAAGCTTAACATCATATACTGATAAGAGTACAAGACTAAAAGAAAAATTAAATGATTTAACAAGAGAGCATGAAAGAGTTGAAAATAGTTTTGGAAAAAATAGTCGACAGGCTAAAAGTTTACAAAGAGAAATAAATAAATTAAACGTTGAGTATGATAGAAATAAGGAAGCTGTAGACAAAGCTAAAAATAATTTGAATAATTATAATATTAAGCTAAATGAAACGCAAACGGAATTATTAGAAACACAAAATGCTTTAAATGAAACAAATGAAGAGATTAAAAAAACTAGGCTTTCTAATATAAATGAAAAGATAGAAAAGGTTTCTGGAAAATTAAAGGATTTAGGATCAACGTTAACATCTAAAGTAACTCTACCAATATTAAAAGTAGGAAAAGCTAGTTTTACAGCTGCTATGGATTTAGATGATAACTTAGGTAAAACAGATAGTATATTTAGAGAAAATAGTGAAACTGTAAAGGATTGGTCAAACAATTCATTAGAATCTATGGGAATGTGCCAGTCAAGTGCATTAGAGTTAGCTAATAAATTTGGAGATATGGGGTTAAGTATGAAGCTAACATCTAAAGATACAACAGATTATGCTATAAATCTGGCACAGTTAGCGGCAGATATGTCTTCTTATAAAAATATAACTATAGAAAGAGCAAACGAAGCACTAACAGGTATATACACTGGAGAAACAAAAGCGCTTAAAGAACTAGGAATAACTATGACAGATGCTAATTTACAGCAATTTGCATCTAATGAAGGCATAAAAAAGAAAATAAATAATATGACACAAGCTGAATTAGTGCAACTTAGATACAATTATGTTATGTCAAAAACCAAGGACATGCAAAATGATTTTGCAAGTGGAAATGATGGAGCATCTAATTCATTAAAAATATTTTCTGAAGCAACAAAAGAACTTAGTTCTGAAATTGGAACTGGATTACTTCCTACGTTAACTCCAATGATTCAAAAGGCTACAGAGATTGTTAAGAGCTTTGCTTCTATGGATGAAGGTACTAGGAATTTAATCTTAAAACTAGGTCTATTTGCAGTAGCAGCAGGACCTGTTTTAACTGGATTAGGAACAGGAATTGAATTAATATCAAAGACTTCTATTGGATTAGGATTATTAGGAGGAATTTCACTACCATTAGTTGGAACTGTTGCTGGTGTAGCAGCTGGTGTAGCAGCTATAGGTTATGCAGGGTACAAAACTGCTGAATACTTAAATTCCAGCGCAACGCCAGCTGTAGATTTATTTGCAGATAAAGTTGAATTTAGTAAAGACAAATTTGGGAATTATGCACAAGCTACTAAAAAAGATGTGATTAAAATATCTAAAGCAACTAAAGATAGTGTTAAATCTTATTTAGATTTAGACAAAAAAGCAAGTGAATCAATGATGAGTTTAAAAATAAATTCAAATAAATTTACTAAAGCAACTAAAGATAGTGTTATAAATAATTTTACAGAAATGAGTAAAAAGTCTAGTAATTTATCTAAGGATCAAAAAGAGAAAATGACTGTAGAATTTAAAAAGTTAGTAACAGATACTGGACATCTAACTAAAAAAAATAAAGATGAAATAATAAGGCAATATGCTTCAATGGTTAATGGAACTAAAGGATTGACTAAAAAGCAAAAAGATCAGACTATAAAAGATTTTAGAGATACATTAAATCAAAGTACAGGATTAACTAAAAAACAATCTCAAGATTTACAAAAAATTTATACAGATATGAGTACTAAGATTAAGGATGGTTTAGATAAAAAAAGAGATATTGAACTAAAAAGTCAAAAAGGTTTTTTTGATAAGTCTAATGCCCTTTCAACTAAAGAAGAAGCTCAAATTTTAAGTGATACTGAAAAACATTGGAATGAAAAAAAAGTGAAAATAGATGGATACCAGAAAAAAATAAATGATATAATTCAAAAAGCATCTGAAGAACATAGACAGATAAGTGATAAAGAATCTTCAACTATTGATGAAATTCAAAAAAAAATGAAAGAAAATGCAGTTAAAACATTGTCTGCAAATGAAGTTGAGAGTAAAGTTATTCTTGAAAGAATGAAAGATTATGATAAGAATATAACTGCCGAAATGGCTTCTAAGCATATTAAAGAATTAAATAAATCTCGAGATAAATCCATTGAAGCTGCTAATAGTGAGTGTGATCAAAGAATTTCTGAAATAATTAGAATGAGAGATGAGAGTAAAGTCATTAGTGCAGATCAAGCTAAAAAGCTTATAGAAGATGCTAAGAAGCAAAGAGATGATACGGTTAAAGCTGCTAAAGATACTAGAAATCAAGCAGTAGAACAAATAACATCTATGAATTCTAACATAAAAAAGGATGTTGATACAACAACTGGAGAAGTTAAGAGTACTTGGGATAAAATGAAAGATTGGTGGGAAAATTGGCATCCTGTAAAAAAAGTGTTCGATATGATAACAAGAGAACCAAGTCCATCAAAAACTGGATTTCATTATAATGGGTTAGATTATGTACCTTATGATGGATATATTGCGAGATTGCATAAAGGAGAAAGAGTCTTAACAGCAGAAGAAAATGGAAAATATTCAGAAGTTAGGACAGGCTCTACTGTAACACAAGATATAAACATAAATATACCTGTAATCCTCGAAGATAGGGTAATTGCTAAAGTTGTAGATAAAATACAAGGAAAGAATTTAGCATTAGAAAAGAGGTTAGTAGGTAGATGATAAATATAATTGAAGAATTAGAGAAACAGGGATTGATTCTAAATAGTAGAAATATTGGTTCTGCAAAACCTATTATTATAAAAGAATCAATTCCTTTTATGAATGGGTCTTTTGATTTCAGTAAAATATCAGGAACCTATAATTATGATGATAGAATTATAGACTTACAGTACACAGTTATGGATGAAAAGTTAGCCTATGTAAACAATATTTATAATTATCTACAGACTTTATTTTTAGAAAATTCGACAGTGAGAGTTAAATTTGAAGATATTAGAGGATTTTGGATAGGTGAAGTTACCAATTTTAGTGATTTCGAAGAAATAAATTATTTAGGGAAATTTAATATAAAAATAAATGCCAAGCCGTTTAGATATTCAGATGATATGTTTGGTGATGATATATGGGATAATTTTAATTTTGAATTTGATGTAACTGAAATAAAAAATTATAAAGTTGAAAACTCACTTAGTTTTAAGCTAACAAATGTAGGGGTATCTATTTCACCGATTATAAACGTTGATTCAGATATGGAAATAAATATAAATAATAAAAAGTTTTATCTTAAAAAAGGTGTAAATAAAATAAGAAGATTAAGGTTTAAAAATGGAACTAATCAAATTTATGTAACTGGAAATGGATCAATAGAATTCATATATAGGAAGGAGTTGCTATAGTGGCAAATATAAAACAATATACAGATAATATTAGGAAGGCTATATATGGAAAAGAAGTAAGAGAAAGTCTTGCAACCGGTATAGAAGTTATTAATACAGAAGTAGAAAAAAATACAACTCATGTTGATAAAACAGTAAAAGATATTGAAAAATTTAAAAATGATATAAATTTAGCTGAAAGTCAAAGGGTATCAGCCGAAAACAAAAGAATTTCAGATGAAAAAATTAGAGTTATAAATGAAGAAACTAGAAAAGAAGAATTTAAAAAAATAGTTGATGAAAATAGTACGTGGGATAAGAAATTATCTAATTTATATAATACTAATAATAGTAGTTTAACTGATTTAAATAAAAGTTTTAAATCAAAATATGATAATTTAGAAAAAGAATATGCTAAAGAAATTACTAATGTAAAAGATATTCAAGGTCAACCTGGAGTTAGTTATAAAGTGAATTCATTAGGAGTACATCCTAGTTCAAATGGTTTTATTACGGATGTGGTACTTAAAGGTAAAACTTTAATAAATATAATGCCAATGAATTCTAGTGACTGGAAAATTAACGGAGATGGGCTTAATGCATTTAACTATATTCGACTAGACTCTCTTCCCGTTAAACCTAATACTAAGTATAGTTATAAACTATTTAATTTACCTGATAAGTATGACTCGCATTGGTTTCATTTATTAGAGCCTCTTACAACAAAGGATAAAAAGGGAACTTTTACATCTATTTCGAATATCGGACGATCATATTTACACTTATATCCTAAGGAAGGTCAAAAATTCACTTTAGAAGAGGTTAAAGATGTAAAAATTCTATTGGTAGAAGGAGAACATGATCTAAACGAATATTTTGAAGGGATGAAGTCTGTGGGGGATAGACCTCAAAATATAGTATTTTCAAGCTATAATAAGGATTATGAATATCGTACTGAAACAAATATTGAATCAACTAGATTCAATTATGTTTTAAAAAACAGATTAGAAGAGAATAGATCTATCAAAAATATAAGTGACAAAGTTATATATTTAGTACTACATAATACTAACGAATCTAAATGGGTAAAAGATATAAGCATAGAACCAGGAGAATCTTACACTGTCGAAAATGGATTAAGTGCTAGAACTATCACCATATACCCTTCTAATGGATGGATTATTAAAAATAATAAAATTAGATTAAATCAAATAATAAGCATAGATAACTTTACTCTAAAAAATAATAAAGAACTATTATACCTTTATCCTACAGGTGAATGGTCACCTGTTATTCTTAGGGGGATAACAGGTGGAGCAAAGGATATTATATTTGGAACAAAGGATAAAACTATATTTAATCAAAAATGTGATATTTTAAATAGTAAGAATTATTCTGAATTATTTGAATTATCTATTAGTGGGACATCTGTAGATAAATCCATTTTAAGGGTATGGTTTAAGCCTAAGAATAGAACTGTAGCTTTTAATACTAAAGCTCAATGCAATTTACTTAATTATAGTAAAACTTTAAAGTCTAGTGAAGAAGGAATATCAGTATCTAATGGTATAGATGTTCAAGTGCTTAAGTCAAAATTACCTACTCCAGATCTAAATGGATTTATTCAATGGATGAAGACCTCTAGTTTTGAGATTCTATATCAGATGGGAGTAGAGTATTATTTCAACTGTGTAAGTGCATTACTTAGAACTTATGATGGGAATACAATTCTAGATATTAAATCTGGGCCAATAAAACCAGATATAGAGTGTTATATGCCTCATTCTATACTTTCATCGTTAAAGGGAATTTCAGATAAACTTGAAGGGGTAGATGAAAGTATTATTAAATTACTTATAGATGTTGCAAATAAAGCTAATAAAGAACATGATCACTATGGTACCTATATTACTAAATCTGAATCTGATGACAGATATGCTCAAAACTATCTAGGGAAGGTTACAGATTTCAATAATTGTAAGGACTCTTATGGGGTTTGGTTTGTAGAGAGTGGAACATCTATACCAAACGCGCCGTTTACTGGAGGTATATGGGGATCTCTTGAAGTACTAAAAGCTACAGTTCCAGGAGATTGTATGCAGAGATTTACCACGCCAATAGGGGAAGTATATTCTAGGTATTATCATAGTAGTGCTTCAAAATGGAGTAACTGGGTAGATTATGAAACAAAACCATTTTTACCGTCTAGAGGACAGGCTACAGATTTTAATTTATGTACAAAACCAGGAAGATATACTGTAAATTCTTACAATACTATACCTAATTCACCTTATAGTGGTGGGATATGGGGCTACTTAGATGTTATCATGTCAAATGAAAAAGAAATAATACAAAAGTTTACAGTTAGTGGACCAGGTTCTGTATACACTAGAATTTATAACGTTGAACACAAATGGTTTAATTGGGTCAAAACTCCTACAGTTGAAGATTTTGAATGCAAGAATGGACAATCTGGAGGATATCAAAAATTCCCTAACGGAACAATTATACAATGGGGAAGTACTGTAATACCTTTTGACGGTTATAGAGCACATGGTTATTTATACTATCCTATAGCCTTTAAAGAATATGTACATTGTTGTGGAAATGTAGCGTCTAATGACTATGGTGGGTTCTGTGAAACTTCTGGAACTGTTGTAGGGGACACATTATCACGTGCTTATGCAGAAGCATTAGATGTGGGAAATGGTAATAAACAAGGACACAATGTAAGATTCCAATGGATTGCTATTGGAAAATAAGGAGGTGCTGAAAGTGAAAATATATTTACACTACAAAGAAGAAAGCTTTGAATTTAATGGTTTTTACCTTGATGACTTTTCTGATAAAATTCCAAAACCTAATATTTTAATTGATAAAGAATTATGGGAGACATTACAAAAAGTCACAGGTGATATTAAACTTAAGAAAGATTTTATTAAAAAAGAAATTTATACAATTTCAGATTTTACTTTGTTTGAAATTATACCTATAAAGTCGAAAAAGCATAAATTAACAAAGGTTGATGCTTTAGAAGAACAAAATGCAAATTTAACATTAAGTATGGCTATAAAGGATTCCCAAATAGAACAATTAAATCAAACAGTTAGTGATTTAGTGATAACTGTCGCACAATTACAAGGAGGTAAATAATTATGGATTACTACCCAATAGTTAAAAGGTATTATAATTATATTAAATTAGATGGGACAAGAATGTACTCAAAAGAGAAAGTTTATAAGTTTGTTGAACTGGGAGCAATTACAAAAGAGCAGTTTAAGGAAATAACAAATGAACCATTTGATATTGGATCTATACTTGAAAATAATACTGAAAACAATCAGGTGATATAATTTGTTTGAAATTAGATTGAAAAATTCCGATGAAATCATAGATGGAGTACAATGTAAAATTAATTATGAGGAAAATAAAGCTCCTATAGTTAATTTTAAGTTATTACCAAACAGTAACTTTTTTAATAAATTAAAAAAATTTATAGATCTAATAGAAATATATAAAATAAATGATAAAGCAGATGATGAAAAAATATTTGATGGAAGAGTACTGGATGTAAAAAAAGAAATGACTAGTGACGGGATGTTTTATAATGACGTTATTTGTGAAGGGTTACTAAACTATTTAATTGATAGTACCGTTGGGTTATGGGAATTACATCCTGCAGAAGTTCCTAAAGATAGTCCTGCTTATGCAGAAGCTAATTATGACACAAGAAAATTTTTAAAGAAAATTTTAGATAATCATAATTCTAAAGTAGATGATAAAAAGAAAATTTATCTGGGAAATGTAACTTTGATTGATAGTGTATATTGTATTACTAATAGAGAAACCTCCTTAAATGTTATTTATGATAAGCTTGTAAATAACAAAGGAGGTTTTCTTAATTTAAGAGAAGTTGATGGGAAATATTATTTAGATTATTTAAAAGAAAACCCAGTTAAAGACGAAAGTACTGTAGAAATAGGAGTAAATCTTAAAGACATTCAAGTTGAAGATAGCTTGAAATCAATTTGCACAAGGTTAATTGGTGTGGGGTCTGAAGGCAAGATAACTTCTGTTGCAGAAGATTTAGAACTTATAAAACAATATGGAATTATAGAACAGGTTTATGAATGGTCAGATGTAACCATACAGGAAAATTTAGATACTAAAGTTAAAGAAAAGTTAAAGCTCATAAATGAAAGTAACTCCATTGTGTCAATTAATGCATTAGATTTGAGTTATTTAGATAATAATTTAGAAAGATTAAGGTTATCTCAAAATATTAATGTGGTATGTGAGCCCCTTGAATATGAAAAAAAACATAGAATTGTTAAAATTGATTTAGATTTACAAAAACCATATGCATCAAGTTTTGTTTTAAATAACCCAGAGCCAAGTCAAGTTGGTACAAGTAATAATATAATTCAAGAAACAAATAATAATAAACTCGAAATACTTCAAGTAAATGGTAGGCTAATACAAAAAGTTTCAAGTTCAGAATTTATGAGTTATAGAGAACAAACTGATAAATCAATTAAAGAGAGAGTTAGTAATGGTGAATTTGAAACATATAAAAATCAAACTGCATATGAAATTAGCCAAAAAGTCGGAAGTAAAGATGTTGCTACGATATTTGAACAAAAAATGGATAGATTTAATTTTACAATAGGGAAAACAACTCCGTTGAGTATCCAAAAAGATAGGCTTGATATGGAGTTTGAAGATGGAACAAAATGTATGATTGATAGGAATGGATTTGGATATCAAGAAAATGGTAAAACCTATCCATATCGAAGTATGGTAGATGTTAAAGGGTTTAATACAAAAGGAGATCCGAATAGTTTACATTGGGTTCAACTTCCTGAGAGATATAAAAATAAACAATTTAAAACAATGGCAGTTATTACTGATTCTTCGGACGAATCTTGGCAAATAGATAAGTGCTGGGTAATTCAGAGAATGGTTGTTTTAGTTGAAGATGAAAATATTGATTATGCCAATGCAAGAGTTCCAATTAGAGGGTATAGAACAGATAAAAATTATTCTACTGGAGATATTAGGCATAAACCGATAGCTGGAGCCTTAATAGTAATAGCATAATATGGAGGAGTTATGAACATAGAAGTGACGGTTGTATGTACGGTTGTAGGGGCTATAATTGGATACATGAGTTACCAAAAGAAAAATCAAAAAGATATAAAAGATGATGCATCTCAAAGAACTTTACTATCAACCAAACTTGATTATATAAGTAAGGGTGTAGACGACATAAGACTTGATATAAAATCTCAGGATGTTAAGTTAAACAATGCCATTGAGAGGCTTATAAAAGTTGAGGAGAGTACAAAGTCTGCTCATCACAGAATAGATAATATACAAGGAGTTGAAAAGATTGGAAACAATAATTAATTTTGTACCGGAACAGTTATTAATATTAGTAGCTGCCCTTTATGTTATAGGCATATTTCTAAAGAGAACACCTAAGATAAAAGATTGGAGTATACCGTGGATTTTACTAGTTCTAGGTATTAGTTTTAGTATACCTATAATGGGATTTAATGCTACAAGTATTTTACAAGGCATAATATGTAGTTTTGGAGCTATCGCTACAAATCAACTTGTAAAACAAACGGTAAATAAATAATAAATTAAATGCTTATTGAAAAGGTAATAAATAGGACTGGTGACAGTTCTTTTTTTGTTATCTTTTAAAATATATACAATAAAAAATAATTAGGAGGAATTAATTATGAGAAAAAATATGACAGATCCAGGACATGGAGGATATGATTCGGGAGCACCAGGAGTACATGGATGCTTAGAAAAGGATATAGTATTAGATGTATCTAATAGAGTAGCTAAGTACTTAAAAAATCAAAATATAGAAAATTTAAATACTAGAACTACAGATGTATTTGTGACGTTAAATGATAGAACTAATGAAGCTAATAAATTAGGGGTAAACTCATTTGTATCAATACACTGTAACAGCTCTGACAATCCAAGTGCTCAAGGGGTAGAAACTTATTGCTATAAATTTGCATATAGAGCTTTAGCAGACACTATACACTCAGAGTTAATACAAGAAGGTCTTTACACTAAAAATAGAGGTGTAAAGGAAGGTAACCTACACGTAGTTAGAGAGACTAAGATGGATGCTTGTTTAGTTGAGTTAGGATTCATAACCAATGAGGAAGACTATAATTTAATAATGAACAATAAAGATAAATTTGCTAAAGCTATAGCAAAAGGAATTTGTAAATTTAATTCAGTTGAATGGAAGGAAACTGGAATTGTAGACGAAGGATTTACAAATGGAGATTACTCAGGAAGAAAAGCTAGGGTAATTGCAGATGTGTTAAATGTTAGATGGGATAGAGGTACAGAATATGAGGTAATAGGACAAGTTAAATATGGAGATATAGTGAATTTACAGTATTGTTTAAATGGATGGATAAGTATAGAAGGGTTTGATGGTAATAAGGGTTTAGGATATGTTAGCTCTAAGTATCTTGAATTAGTATAAACTTAGTAAAAATTTTACTATAAAATATTGTTTTAAATTAAATTTTGATTAGATACTAAGTTTCATGATAAAAACAGAAATAAGATACCCTAAAACTTTATCTTATTTCTGTTTTTTTATAGTATTAATGAAAATTTTATCTTAATATTTCTAAAATACTATTCTAAAAATTAACTGTTATCATAAAACTGATTATTGAATATCGGTTCTGACATTTACTTTACCATTTTGAGTATCAGTTCCTATAGTTAGACCATTTTTTTTCATAACATACTCTAATGTCATTTCAGGAACCCCACCTTTTCTACCACCTAAAACCTCTTTACCTTTTAAATCCTCAAAAGAAAAACTATCAGTATTTTCACGAGCAACTAAAAAGCTTCCATCTTTTTGAGTTAATTGCGCAAAATTTACTGCATAATTTGAATTCCCTTTATTATATACATAAATAGATGCTTCTGGTCCCATAAGTCCTATATCTGCTTCTCCAGAAAGAAGTGCAGCCATTGTTTTATCTGCTCCCTGAGTATTTATAAGGTCTAACTCAATGCCCTCTTCCTCAAAAAAACCTTGAGTTATAGCTGCATATTGTGGAGCATAAAATACTGAATGGGTTACCTCTGCAACAGTTAGCTTATTTAAATTTTTAGATTTAATACTTTGAGATTTAGGAGTACATCCAATGAGAAGCAAAGATAGGCTAGTAATTAAAGTTATTAATATTATTAATTTTTTTAGCAAAAAATCACCCCTTAAAATTAAAGATAATGTATATTATTAAAAAATAAATTGATTGGTGATAAAACCATTTTAGATATTTGTAAAAATACTATAGTTATCAGGAAAATGTTTGCTTTATGTTGGTTTTGGGTATAAAAAATATAAAATAAAATTTAATATAACTTTAGGGAGGGGAAATTATGAATTACAAATATCTTATATCCAATAAAAGGTCAGTAAGGAAATTTAAAAATCAAGAAATAAAAAAATCAGATTTCAGAATAATAGAAGAATATATAAATATGTCTAAAAAACTTGTACCAGAAATAAGTACTGAAGTTAAAGTTTTTAATAAAGATAAATTATATCTAAAACTTGATAAAATAGCAGGATATAATGGACATATGATAGAAGCACCAAACTATGTAATCATTTTATCTGATACAGATAAAGGATACATAGAAAATTCAGGATATATAGGAGAAAACTTAACTCTAAAGGCCATGGACTTAGGAATCGACTCATGTTGGGTTACCTTTAAAGAGAGTTCGCTTATAAAAGAAAAGCTTGAAATTTTATCAGATAAGGAAGTTACAGCAATTATTGCACTAGGTTATGGAGATACTGTAAAAACTAAATCAGCTACTGGTGATTCATCTAGATTAGGTGTAGAAAAGATAGTTTATATAGATAAATGGGGAGAAAATGCAACCATAGAATTATTAGAAGAAAGAGGATTATTAGATGCATTTAGTTTTGCTAGAATGGCACCATCTACATTAAATAGACAACCTTGGAGATTTATAATTGATGGAGGCAAAGTGATTCTTGCAGTGAGAAAAGATGAATTTGCAAGTGAGTATGAAGGTAAAGTTGATGTAGGGATAGTTATGCTATACTTTTCATTAATAATTGATACAACTATGTTTGATTTAAAATGGACTCTAGAAAACGGCAATAGAAATTATGACGTACCAACAGATTATGAAATAATAGGATATTGTAATATATAAAAAATAACTGAGCTCAAGCCTGTTTATAACAAACTTGAACTCAGTTATTTTGTTTTTATATTAAATTTTATCTTTTACTTTTATAAATTTTTTCTGCTATATTTAAAACCTGATACATAATTAAAGCACAAAGGGCTAACACTATTACTCCCATCATTACTAAATCTAATTTGAAAACTTGGCCACCATAAACTATTAAGTACCCAAGACCATATCTAGATACTAAGAATTCACCTACTATTACGCCAACCCAAGCCATACCTATATTAATTTTAGTTAAATTTATTAAATTTCCTATGTTAGAAGGAAATATTAATTTTGTAAGAATTTGAAGTTTTGATGCTCCAAAACTTTTAAGCATTTTGACTTTTTCCTCATCAACACTTATAAAATAATTATAGGCGGATAATATAGTAACAACAACAGATATAGTAATAGCTATAACTATTATTCCATTTACACCAGCTCCAGCCCAAACTATTAAAATTGGTGCTAATGCTGTTTTAGGAAGTGCATTTAGTACAACCAAAAATGGATCAAGTATTTTAGACAATCTTTCTGACCACCAAAGCATTATAGCTACTAATATTCCAAGAATTGTACCAACTGCTAATCCAACTATTGTCTCATAGCTAGATATTAATATATGCTTAAATAATTCTCCATTTTGAATATATTTTATAAAAAGATTGTAAATATCACTAGGTTTGCTAAATAGAAATACATCTATTATATTAAGTCTAGCAAGTAATTCCCAAAGAACTATAAATCCAACCAATATAAATATTTGATAAAAAAAGATTAGATTCTTTTCTTTTTTTAGCGATTTTAAATATTGTTTATGACCTTGTGATACATTATTTTGTTTCACTAGAATCAATCTCCTTCCACAAGATATTAAAATAGTCTTTAAAATTTTCAGCACTTCTTGATATTATAGGAGTTCTAGTTTCTGATATTTTTAAATTTATGTTATAGATATTTTTTATAGATGTAGGGCGTTTGGATAAAACTGCAACCTTATCTGACATAGAAATAGCTTCAGATAAATGTATTAAAGTTCCTATTTACCTGAAGCTATAGTATTGCTTGGATTGATACCTATTAGGTTTACCTTTATTGTGTCTGTATCAGAGTCCCATGTCATGTAATCTACTACTGTAGATAGTAACAGTCTCTTCTTATTGATATCAGAGGTATCAATTTCTTTATTGAATTTATTTAAATTATCTATAAGCATATTTATATTAATATCAACTTGCTTATTTTCCATAGACATAGTATTTAAAGATTCTAATTGTGATTTTAAATTAGATAAGTCATTATTTAAAGATTCTAATTTATTGATTATAAAAGTAGATGCAGAGCTTTCGGTAACCTTGGCTAATTGCATAACTAAATTATCAATGTATGTTTCTTTTTCTTTAATTTGATTATTTATTGAGTTTATCTCAGTTTTTATATTTTTACTATTCTTATAGTTTTCTAACTTGCTATCTTTATAACTTGACATTATAGATTTAATACTTTTATTTTTTAATTCATCTATAACTTTAGATTCAGCCTTATCAGATCTGATATTTCTACAATCACAAGCTGATACTCCTAAAGATTTCTTTGTTCCACATATGTAATAATAGATAGTGCCGCTTTTAGAGTTTTTATAAGTAATTCTCATATTAGAGCCACACTTAGAACATTTTAAAAGACCTGATAATAATGCTTTACTTCCAGTTCCAGCTCTAGGAGCTTTAGCCTTATTTGCATTAAGTAGCCTTTGTGCTTCAATCCATTTATCCGAGTCTATAACACCTTTATGTTTAGCAACAGCAGCTATAGGACTATCTGTATTTTTAGCATAAGTTAGGATACCATGTATATTGTCTATATCTCCCATAACATCTATATTAGACTTTCTTAGATAATCAACTACACTTTTATCAGCTTTAACATATGCTGGATTTTTTAGGATTAAAGATAAGGCACTAGGATCAAGGTTACCTCCACGAGTTCCTTTAATTCCATTCTCATACATATATTTATAAAGCTTTGAAAGTGATTTAAGCTCTAAATATTTATCAAATATCAATTTAACAATTTCTATTGTGTCTTCATCAACTTTAAGTTTATACATTTTTCTTTGGTTCATATTTTCATCATAGTAGTTAATTTGAGTACTAATAAAACCATATGGAGGCATACCTCCTAGCCATCTTCCAGTTCTAGCTAACTCATACATATTATCTCTAACACGTTCAGCTATAGTTTCTCGCTCTAACTGAGCAAATACAGATGATATATACATCATAGCACGTCCCATAGGAGTACTAGTATCAAATTGTTCTTTAATTGATACGAAAGATATATTAAGCTTATTTAGATCTTCTATAAGAGTAGAGAAGTCAGAAACATTACGGGATATTCTATCTAACCTATAACATATTAAATAATCAAACTTTTTATCTTTAGCATCTTTAAGCATTTCTTTAAACTTTGGTCTATCCATAGATTTACCAGAGAAACCTTCATCTTCGTATACTAAAAATTCATTAATTCCTAGGTTCTTAGCGTAGTCCATGCAAAGTTGTATTTGGTTTTCTATAGACTCACCTTTTCCAGTAAATTTTGACTTTCTTGAATAAATTGCTGCAATCATAAGATTCCCCCTTCTTATATATAGTACAACAATATAGTAAACATATGGTAGGTTATTAATTAAAATTTAAGTGGGTAAACTTATAAGAAATAAACTCGTTAGGAACACCGAAGTATTTACTTAATTCATCAATTGTAATTAGATTATTTACCTCCATAATATCGATAAGCATATTATCATCTATTAATAACTCCGCTGTGAATTTATTTGCTTCATTTTCATATCTATCTGTAACTGAAAATGTATAGTGCTTTAAAAAGCAAACATTAAGATCTTTATGTAAAATTGCATGACCAAGCTCATGAGAAATAACACACTTAATCTCATGTTCATCTAAATTAGAATTTAAATGAATGATAGGAGTATTAAGTGTATTTTGAAAGAAGCCTTTAATATTGCCTAAAGGCTCATGAAGAATAGGGATGTTTAAGTAGTCACATAATTCAAATGGATTTCTTGTTTTAAACTCAGTTACTAAATTATTTACTGTATTTTTAATACTACTCAAATTTAACACCCCTTACTTCTTAGACTTTTGCATAGTTTTAGCTAATTCAATTCCATTTCTAATTGCATTTCTTAAAAGAACAAGGTCATTATCATCAACTATTTGTCCGTTAAGCATAAGACCTTTTTGATCCAATATTTGAGACATAGTTTCTTCTAATAATTCTTCTACATCCTTTTCATTTTCATCTATCTTTAATGAATCTATATTAGTGCTATTTTTAATATTTGTTCTCCCAAGTAAATAGTCTAAAGAGACTTCAAAAAAATCTGCTATTTTTGTTAAAGTATCTTTATCGGGGAAACGATCATTTGATTCATAGTAGCCAACAACCCTTCCAGATACGTTTAATTTTTCTCCAAGTTCTTTTTGTGTAAGATTTAGTGATTTTCGTAATGCTTTTAATCTTTCTCCGAACATATTATTCTACCTCCATAAAAAACAAACAAATTGTTCTATTTTATAAGTTAAATATAGCACATTGTTACAGATATAAAAACAACTACAAAAGAAAGGAACAAAAAATTCTAAAAACACTTGACTAAGAACAAAAAGTTCTATAACATATATAATATAAAGAGAACAAAAAGTTCTTAAAAGAGGTGAGATATGTATAAAAGTAATTTAAAGTTCTATAGAAAAAATAAAAATTTAACTCAATCAGAGTTAGCAGAACAAGTAGGAGTTACAAAGGACTATATATCTATGATAGAAAGAGGTAAAAAAAATCCAGGTATATTTTTAGCAAAAAGAATAGCTTTAGTATTAAATTCTACAATTGATGAAATTTTTTTTGAAAATTAAAAGAACAAAATGTTCTTAAGATATAAAGGAGGATTGAAATGAATAACTTTGAGATATTGGACAGTAGAAAAATTCTTGGAAAAGAAATAACGACATTTGGAACTTTAGAAAATCCATTATTTTTAGCAAAGGATGTAGCTGAATGGATAGGATACTCTAGTGATAAAGTTGGTCAACTGTTAAAGTCAGTTGACCAAGATGAAAAACAAACCTCACCGATACATTATAGTGGTCAGGTCAGAGAAATGTGGTTTTTAACAGAAGATGGACTTTATGAAGTTTTAATGCAAAGTAGAAAACCTATAGCTAAGAAGTTAAAAAAGGAAATTAAGAAAATATTAAAACAGATACGACTTACTGGTGGGTATATTCCAATATCCACCGAAGATGATGAAAAAATAATTTTAGAAAAAGCTGTAAAAATATTAAATAAAACTCTAGAAAGCAAAGAAATTCTTTTAAAGCAAAAAGAAGAAGAGTTAGAGGTTTTAAGATTGAGGAATTATATTAAAACAATTGTAATAGCAGAACAAAGAGAAGAGCTTGCAAAATCAAAAGTTACTGTAAAAGTAGATTTGGAAGTTAGTAAATCAAGATAAATTACATAGGACAATTTTCAAAATCCATTATTTTTAGCAAAAGATGTAGCTGAATGGATAGGACATAGTAGAGCATCTGAAATGTTAAAGAGTATAGATGAAGATGAAAAGCTGATGCAAACAATCCTTGCATCAGGTCAGGCGAGAGAAATGTGGTTTTTAACAGAAGATGGACTTTATGAAGTTTTAATGCAAAGTAGAAAACCTATCGCTAAGAAGTTAAAAAAGGAAATTAAGAAAATATTAAAACAGATACGACTTACTGGTGGGTATATTCCAATATCCACCGAAGACGATGAAAAAGTAATCTTAGAAAAAGCAGTAAAGATATTAAATAAAACTCTAGAAAGCAAAGAGATCCTTTTAAAGCAAAAAGAAGAAGAATTAGAGGTTTTAAGATTGAGAAATTATATCAAAACAATTTTAATAGCAGAACAAAGAGAAGAACTTGAAAAATCAAAAGTTACTGTAAAAGTAGATTTGGAAGTTAGTAAATCAAGATAAATTGCATAGGACAATTTTCAATAAACATAAAATTTAGTGGGGGTGGTTGCAATGGCACCAAGAAAAAGCAGAGAAATAAAAGTTGAGGTAGTTTACCCAGAAGATCCATATTGGATTGAGGAAATAGAAAGAAGAAAAGCTAAATGGATACTTGATAGACAAAGAGAAAAATATGGGGATGAAGCATTGAGTATAGCTTACCCAATATGGATAAGAACAAAGGAATTAGAAGAAACTGGTTTGAGTTATGAAGAAGCTAAAGAAATAGCGATTAAAGAATATAACGATAAACAAGGAGCTTAGGCTCTTTGGCAATGAAAATTTGTACAAGGAGTGAGTTAAATGAGTATAAAAATACTTCAAAGTTTTATGAAAAAATATAGCTATTTAGGGCAAGAACTAGATGATAAATTTGATGAATTAAAAGCTTATAGTAAGCAAAAAGAGGACAAGCAACATTGTTAAACACAGTATTTCAAAACATTAATTTAATGAAAATAAAAAAAAGAGTCCAGGAGGACCCAAATAAAAAATTCCAATTTAATTATATACGTAGATAAAGATAACTACAAGTAAAAACTTATAAATTAATAGATTTAAATAAAGTGGGGGTGAGTTTCTTGGAGTATAGCATACATGGATTTAGCCAAGAAAAAGCAATAGAACTTGAATTAGATGATAGAGATCTATTGATATTAAAATGGTTTGTAAAATTTAAAGATAGTGAAAGAATGATATCAAAGATCATTTCAGATGATAAGTACTATTGGATTAAGTATGATGGTGTAACAGAGGATATACCTATTACGAAGATGAAAAAAGATACAGTCTATAGAAGACTAAAGAAGATGTGCAAGATAGGAATATTAAAACATAAAACAGTAAAAATAGGAGGGACATATTCTTATTATGCTCTAGGTAGAAACTATAAATTATTAATAGATACTAACTATAGGACATCGGATTTAAATCCGAAGCTATCGGAAATAAATCCCGAGGGTACGGATATAAATCCTTACGGTACGGATTTAAATCCCGAACAAAAGACCCTATTACCATATCCTAATACTATATCTATTGATAGAGTAACTAGTGTAAATTTATCCACAGATTTGAATAGTATAAAAGGTATGTATAAATTATCTGATAGTGAACTAAAAAGTATAGTTTTAGCAGTAGATATATCTGTTGAAGATGGAACAATTAAATCACCAAAAGGCAGCGAGGGATATTGGAAGTATATACATAAAATATGCAAAGACAAGTTAAGTTCAAAAAAAGGAAATTAGGAGTGATATAAACTATGGGAATAATAGAAGCAGCTAAGATTCTTAGAGACATAGCAAAGCAGATTGCCAAAGATAGAGGCATAACAGAACAAGAAGCATGGTTAGAAGCTTTAGAGGTATTCAAAAGAGAATACAGAGTTTGGTAAGTTTATTTTTAAGGTTAGGATAAAAAATGCCTAGTAGAGATAGTTTGAAAATTGATATAGGAAAAGCGAGAACCTATTGGCTCGCTTGACCTATAATTTTTCTTAAAGTTGATGAAGAGTTATAACCTAAAGAAAAAGAAGTTATTGAATCTATTAATTTATCAGCATTATTCTTCTCTATATAAACTTTTATATTTATTATAGAAATTTTGTAATAGTTTAATATGACCTGCATGGCTAGGATAACATCATTATCTTCTTTAGAAAGCTTTGAAGTTCTATTAGTTAAATCATTGATTAATGTTTCTATAAATTTAATATCTTTATCGGCTTTAGCCGGATCAATATTTTTTGTAGCAACAGACTGTACTAATAAGTACATATAATTATCTATGATTTCTAATTCTTTAATGTATTCGTTGTGAATTGGTTGTGGAGCCATAGAATTAAATGCATAGGTTGTATTTACATTTATTGTAAATATAATTAATAAAATTGAAAATATAATGCTTAATTTTTTTATAAACATATATTCACCTCCTTTATACAACTATTATGTGTAGAGGAAAAACTATAAATTCAGAATATGTAATAAAAATTTATCTAAAATAAAAAAATGGATTACTAAGAATATGTCATATTTTAAATAATAAGAAAGAAATTAGATTATTTATAGATTCAAATATAAAAGAAAAAATTAAATAGGGGTGATTAGAGTGAAATATTCTAATTCTTATGATTTTGATTTTACAGATAACTATCTTGCTTTATTAGCTTGCATATTAAATCCAAGTTTAAGTATAGGAAAAGCTATTAAACATATAGTACTTGATGATCCTAAAGATGATAAAGGAGGACATTATAGAAAGATTAAACCTAAACAGAATTATAATTATAAAGTTAAGGTAGTAGATGAAGTAGAAGAGAAAGAAATGGAGTTTGATGGATTAGATGATTGTTGTAAATTTCTAGATATGAGAAGGGCAGATATAACAACTTATATAAAGCACAATAGATTGTTTAGAAAGAGATTTAGGATACAAGCTTTAGAAACTATAAGAGAAGTTGAAAGAAAGCCGTTGATAGTTATAGATAAATTAAAAAATGAGACTATAGAGTTTGAGAGTGTTAATAAAGCATGTGACTATTTAAATGCTAGCAGAGGTAATTTAAATCAAGCCATAGAAGCTAAAAGACTTTTTAGAAAGAGATATAAACTTGAGTATAAAATAAGGGGTGATAAGAATGAGTAAATCAACAGAGTTAAAGTATGTTGAAATAGAACTTAGTATACCCAGTGTAAAAGAAACATTCTTTAAAGCAAGTGACTATAAAACATATCCAAATTATATGGCACTGGCACAATGTATATGTGGTAAAGAGATCAATGGAAAATTAAGGTTTCCAGAAAGTGCAGATAAGATAATGAGTGCTTGGGGGATCAGAGGTGGAAATAAGGATGAATAAATTTATAGATTAAAAGAAAGATAAGTTATAGGTGGTGGAAAATATGAAAAATAGAGACAAACTTTTTATATTAATTGCTATAGTTATAGCTATTATAATTTTAATTTGTTTTAAACTATTTGCTAGTATAGGTATAAGTTGAGAATATTTTTTATTTAGAGTTAAAAAGGACTAGCGTTAACTAGTCCTTTTGGAAATTGGATATTGAGAGTTAAAATTTGAAAATAGTCTAAATAAACTGCATTTAAACTGTTAAAGGGGAAAATCTATTGATATCTTCAAATGTCAATTTTATTATTTGTCTATTTATTGAAAAATATTCAAAAACTCAGTAAATTTAAATATAAAATTTAAATTTATTATGAAAGTTTATATAAATTTTATTTTAATTAAGTAAAAATTAAGAATAAGGGTATATAATAATTAATCATATAGATATACAAGGGTTACCTTAGATGATAAATATATTTATATAGGTAGTTTTATTGATAGAAATTGTTAGAAATATGTTAGGAGTGATAGTATGAATGGCAAAAATAATAAAGGCATTGTAAGAAATATCGATTCACTAGGAAGAATCGTAATACCAAAGGAATTTAGAAGAATGTTAAATATAAATGAAAATGATCCAGTTGAAATATTATGTGAAAATGGAACTATTAAGCTTAAAAAACATAATAATTCGTGTATTTTATGTGGATCAAAAGAAAATTTAAAAAACATCAAAAATATTTTTATATGTGAAAAATGTTTAGAGGAAATGAAAGATATTATTGATTAAAAGAAAAACGGGAAGTGACTGCCTATGGATAAAAAAGAATTATTTAAAAAAGTAGAATTAAGATTGCATAATTATAAGTTTCTAGAAGCTCAAATAAATAATATAGAATTAGATATAAAGAAAGAGAAAATGAGATATAGAGGTTGTGGAGCTATAAATTATGGTGAAAGAACAAGTGAAACTTATAATATTTCTAGAATTGTTGAAAAAGAGGTTATAGATAAAGAGAAGAAAATAGATAAATTGATGCAAAGTAAATTAGAAAAAGAAATAGAGAAAGCGAAAATAGAAAACTCATTAAGTTGCTTAGATGTTAATGAAACTAATTTCTTTGAATTATTTTATAATAGCAAAAATAAAAATAATATGAAATATATAAGCCTTAAGCTACACATGGATCGCAGTCATTGCTACACAGTAAGAGAGCGATTAGTTTATAAAATTATGGGTATGTTGTATCCAAACTATGAAGAACTACCATTATTTAATGAAAATAATAGCAAAGCCAACACTTTGGCTACATTTTAGCGACAAAGTAAAGATTTTTTATACATTCAGAGGTGGTAATATAGTAGTATAGGAAATTTAAGATAACTCAATTGCTTATTTCCTAATAACCCCCTCTTTATATAATGGCTAGGGTATAAATTTACCCTAGCAACGTGAGGATATAGTTTAATGGTAAAATAGCTATTTAGAAGATAAGAGGTTCGATTCCTTTTAACCCTCACCAATATAACTTTACGGCTCTTAAGAGCACTCTGTAGCGGTATGGAGTATAAACTAGTTACATTTATTAGATTTATTAGCAACAACTTATTATGTTCAAAAAAGTCAGGACTTTCTCACCTGGCTTTTTTATTTTATATTTACTTTATTTAAATGAGTGTGGATATACTATAAATTATGTATAATTTATAGTATAAACTATTGAACAATAGTAATATATTATCAATATTTAAGTGGGGGAGATATTATGAGGAAGTGTTTAAGATGCAATGAAACTATGGTTGAAGACTACATGCTAAAAACTGAAAACTTTACAGCTCAAGCATCAGTAGTATTAGGAAAAGGAAGTGGGGTTTTTTCATCAAATAAAGGAAAGATAAAGGCTGCAGTATGCCCAAATTGTGGAGAAATTTCAATATTTTTTGATAAGCTAGATAAAATTAAATAGTGTATTCATATTAAAAGTATATGAATTTAAAGTGGACAATTAGGGTCCATTTTTTTTATAGGTTTGTATTCAAATCAGATTTGAGGTGGTGAGATATGAACTATGTAGAACCTATTAGAAATTTAGATACATTAGAAAATATGTGCTCCTATTTAAAAAAGACAAATGAAAGAGACTACCTTCTATTTATGATGGGTATATATACAGGTCTTAGAGTATCAGATATATTAAAGTTTAGAATATATGATGTAAAAGATAAAAGGCAAATAGTCTTAAGAGAAAAGAAAACAGGGAAACAAAAATTCATAGAGATAAACCCAATACTGAAAAGAGCAATTAAAGATTATGTAGAGGACAAGGATCCTGATGATTTTTTAATTAAATCACGTAAAAACTACAATAGACCTATATCTAGAGAAAGAGCATATGTGATTTTAAAAGAGTTGGGAGAATTATTTGATGTTCCTTGTTTAGGAACCCATAGTATGAGAAAAACATGGGGATACCATTACTATAAACAAACTAAAGATATAGCATTACTTCAGAAGATATTTAACCATTCATCTCCAGCTGTAACCTTACATTATATAGGTATAGACCAAGACAGAATGAATAAAGCTTATACTAGCTTTAGATATTTTTAATTTAATTTTATCTAGAATATAACATAAAAAGAGAATGTTATATTGGTTTATTTTATTTAGAAAAAATAACGATTGAAATCATTGGAAATACTAAGTCTACAGTGGGTATATAAGTTGATAAAATGTATATAACACACTATTAGATATGTTATGTTCATAAGGTAGGGTTTATAAATAACTTGAAAGTATGATAAATTATAGAAAAATTTGTATATTACTAAAGCTTAAGGGAAATTATAATTACTAATTATAATTTTGGAGGTATAGCTGATGTTTAAACACGATAAAAAATTGTTTAGAGAAGTAAAAGTAGAAAGACCAAACCCTCAATATGCAGTTTTAATGCAAGAACAATTAGGAGGGGCAAATGGAGAGCTAAAAGCAGCAATGCAATATTTATCTCAAAGTTTTAGAATAAAAGATAAAGAGATAAAAGATTTATTTCTAGATATAGCAGCGGAAGAACTTAGCCATATGGAAATGGTTGCTCAAACAATAAATTTATTAAATGGACATGATGTTGACTACCAAGCAGTTGATTCTGGAGAAATTGAAACTCATGTACTAAGTGGATTATCACCATTTTTAATAAACTCTTCAGGAGCACCTTGGACTGCTGATTATGTTACTGTAACAGGAGACTTAGTTGCAGATCTATTATCAAATATAGCATCAGAGCAAAGAGCAAAAGTTGTATATGAATACTTATATAGACAAATTGAAGATAAATACGTAAGAGAAACAATAGACTTCTTACTTAACAGAGAAGAAGCTCATAATGCTTTATTTAGAGATGCATTAAATAAGATTAAAGATACAGGTTCAAATAGAGATTTTGGAGTTACTGAAGACTCTAAACTATACTTTGACTTATCTAGTCCGGGACCTAACAATCATAATACAAAGATGGATATTAACCCACCTTCTTTCAATGAACCAATAAAAAAATAGTAAATAAAAAAGAACTCTTTAAAAGGGTTCTTTTTTATTTTGTAGGAGTAAATGATTTAGATGATGATATGAAACAAAGTATTGTTTAAATTGAAAATTGATAAATGAGGAATTAGATATGCTAAAGAAGTTTTGTAGATGTGGGAAAATTATTCCCCAAGAAATTTCTATGTGCTCTGAATGTGAAGCTAAATTTAATAATAGACAACAGAAAGTATATAAGGATTATAGAAAGAGAAGAGTAGACTTTAAAGAACAGAAATTTTATTGTAGTAAAGAATGGAAGTTTACTAGAGATTCTGTAAGGCAAAGAGATGATGGTATATGTAAACTATGTGATGATAACTTAAGTGATGTAGTACATCATATAGAGACTTTAAAAGATTGCTGGAGCAAGAGATTAAATATGAATAACCTTATATGTCTATGAGATAGGTGTCATAAGAAGGTACATAGAATGTACGATAAAGGAGAAGCATCTAAAATTAAGATGCAAAATGAACTAAAAGAATTGATAAAAGAAAATTATTAAAGGGTAGGGGGGTAGTCAAAAAGTTTTTAGCTTTTGACGTAAGTCCACGGTTGCAGTTTTTTTCCGCGGAAACTCCCCACTGAAAAATTTGAACAGGGATAGGAGGGAAAATAAGGTGGCAGGCAAAAAACAACCAATTGAATTAGTAGTGGCAAATGGTAAGAAACACCTTACAAAAGCTGAGATTGAACAAAGAAAAAGTACAGAAGTAAAAGCAAATTCAGATAAAATAAAACCTCCTACTCACTTAACAAAAGAAGAGAAAAAACAGTTTAAAAAGATATCAAAAGAGCTAATAGATATAGGCATAATGGGTAATCCAGATTGCAACTCATTAGCTACATATATAAAAGCTTATAGTAGATATGTAAAGGTAGCTATTAAATTAGACTCATTAGATCCACAGGAAGATTTTGAAGAATATAATAAACTATCAATAATTGAAGATAGACATATTAAACAATGCAGAAGCTTTGCTTCAGATATGGGGTTAACTATATCTAGCAGATGCAGATTGGTTATACCTAAACCAAGTACAGATGAAAAGAAAAACAAGTTTTCTAAGTTTGCAAAATAGGGGGTGATTTTATGTGAATTTAGATAGGGTTACTCAATATGCGGTAGATGTAGTAGAAGGAAAAATTATAGCTGGAAGACCTGCAATCCTAGCATGTAAAAGACATTTAGATGACTTAGAGAAGTCTAAATTAAATGCATATAAGTATGAGTTTGATATAGAAAAGGCAAATGATATTTTAGATTTTGCAGAAACACTTATAATAGCAGAGGGAGAGGAAGAAATTCCTGTAAATTTAGAAGGATTTCAAGTATTCATATTAGGATGCCTAAATGGATGGGTTACAAAAGATACTGGCTATAGGAGATTTAGAACATCGTATGTTCAGCTTGGTAGACAAAATGGAAAATCATTTTTAAATGGTATTTTAGGTACATATTATGGGGCTTTTAGTGGTTATAAATATGGACAACTATATTGTACGGCTACTAAATCAGATCAAGCTAAAATAGTATTAAATGAAATGATTAAGTTTATTAACTCTGATGAAGATCTATCAGAGTTTTTTAAGGTTAAGGAACATGATAATACAATAATAGCTTTAAATACTAATTCTATAATAAGAGCATTAGGAAGAGATACAAAATCAATAGATGGTTTTAGACCGTTGCTTGGTATAGTCGATGAATATCACGCCCATAAGAACAATCAAATGTATAAGTTGCTTGAGGGTGGTACAAGAAAAATGAAACAGTGTTTAATTTCAGTAATAACTACTGCTGGATTTGAATTAAACTGCCCTTGTTTTAAATTATATGAATACTGTAAAAACATCTTAGAAAATGTATTTACTAATGATGCTCAGTTTGTGTATATAGCTGAGATGAATGAAGACGATGACATTTGGGACTTTAAAAACTGGATAAAGGCAAATCCGTTAGTATGCAAAGATGCAGAAGACCTTGAAAACTTAAAAAAAGTAGGGGATTCTGCAAGGGATATGGGCGGAGATGATTTAAGAGACTTCTTAACAAAAGCGTTAAATATATGGATTCAATTTACAGATGATCAATATATAAAACCTAAGTTTTGGAAGGAATGTGAAAGTGAAAGAACTTTAGAAGATTTTAGAGGACAAAAATGTTACGTAGGATTAGATTTAAGTTCTGGAGGAGACTTAACTTCACTTGCATTGGTATTTGTATATTATGTTGAAGGGGTTAAAAAGTACTATATTCATTCTCATAGTTTTATACCAAAAATGAAAGTAGAAGAACATATCAAAAGTGACGATGCTCCATACAATTTATGGATTAAAGATGGATTGTTAACAGTTACAGAGACTTTAGGTGGGATTAAAACTGATTATAAATATATAATTAGATATTTAAAGAATCTTATTGAAAAGTATGAATTTAAAATTGAACAAGTAGGCTATGATCCACATAATGCGGATGCTTTTTTAAGTGATTTAGAAGAATTAGGGTGCGATTGTATAGAAATTTATCAAACTCATAAATGGCTTAATGATGCGACTGAAGATTTTGAGCTTGAAGTAAGAGCAAAAAATATTGAGTACAATAAAGAAAATGAACTACTTTCATGGTCCGCTGTAAATGCAAAAACAGTCTCTAGTCCAAATGGAGAAATCAAGATAGATAAAGATAGAAGAAACAAAAGAATAGACCCAATAGATGCTATTATAGATGCATATAAGCTAGCATTTAAAGAGGAAAAATTATTAGATATAAGTAAATACTCAGATAAGAATTTCTTAAATAAATTATGGGGTTGATGAAATGAAAAAAATTAAAAAGATTTTCTGTAATTATATAGAAGACATCTTAATTTTTCTAGGATTAATAATAATAGCTTTAACTACATTAAAACTTGATTTTTATATTGGTTTGTATGTTTTATCTATTATTTTAATTATTTTAGGCATTTACTTCGCTAAAAATCCTTTAACAAGGAGGTGAGAATTAAATGCTTTTTAGTAGAAAAATTAAAAACTTAACAACAGAAATGGATATAAATGATAAAGAGCTATTAAAATGGCTTGGAATAAATCCAGATGATGTAAATGTAAGTGGTTCAAATAGTTTAAAACAAGCTACAGTATTTGGATGCTTAAGAGTATTATCCGATACTGTTAGTAAATTACCTATAAAATTATATAAAAAAGATAATGGAGTTAAGAAACTAACTAACCATTATTTAGAACCATTATTAAAACTAAGACCTAATCCATATATGAGTGCTAGTGATTTTTGGAAATGTGTTGAATTGCAAAGAAATATTGATGGAAACTCTTATGTTGCAATTGATTTTAATTCAAATGGGAAAATAAAAGGATTATATCCATTAGATAGTTCTAATATGAAGATTTATGTTGATGATATTGGGTTATTAAATTCCGATAATAAAATTTGGTATATATATACTGATAATTTAGGTAATAGACATAAGTTTATGAATGATGAAATACTTCATTTTAAAGGATTGACGCTAAATGGATTATCAGGACTAAGTGTTATAGATGAACTGAAACATCTTATAGAAAATGGAAAGAGTTCTGAAAAATATATAAATAACTTTTTCAAGAATGGACTTCAAGTTAAAGGATTAGTTCAGTATGTAGGAGATTTAAACCCTCAAGCAGAGGAAACTTTTAGGACTGAATTTGAAAGGATGTCTAGTGGGTTAAAAAATGCACATAGAATAGCTATGTTACCTATAGGCTATCAATTTCAACCTATTGGGCAAAAGTTAATTGATGCACAATTTTTAGAAAATACTCAACTAACTATAAGACAGATAGCATCTGCATTTGGGGTTAAGATGCACCAATTAAATGATTTAGATAGAGCAACTCATTCAAATATAGCAGAGCAACAAAGAGAATTTTATATTGATACATTACAATCTATTCTTACTATGTATGAGCAAGAATTAGTGTACAAGCTATTTTTAAACTCAGAAATTCTTGATGGATTCTACCTTAAATTTAATGTTGATTCTATTTTAAGAGCTGACATTAAAACAAGATATGAAAGTTATAGAATAGGAGTACAAGGTGGATTTATAACCGCTAATGAGGCTAGAGAATTAGAGGAAAAAGAGGCTTTACCAGGAGGAGATAGATTATTAGTTAATGGTAATATGATGCCTATAGAAATGGCAGGAGAACAATATAAGAAAGGTGGTGATAAATAATGGCAAAGGTAAATATAAAAGGACCAATAATATCAAGTGATGAAAAATGGATTTATGACTGGTTTGGAATAGAAGCCACATGTGCAAAAGATATTGAAAAGGCAATAGATAATGCAAATGGTGAAGAACTAGAAGTCATAATAAATAGTCCAGGAGGATATGTTGATGAAGGTTCTGAAATATATTCTTTATTAAAAGACTATAAAGGAAATACCACAGGAAAAATAGTTGGAATGGCAGCAAGTGCAGCAAGTGTTGCAGCTATGGGGGTTGATGTATTAAAAATTTCTCCAACAGGAAGATTTATGATACACAATGCTTCTGGTGTAATTCAAGGTGACCATAGGGCTATGGAGCATGGTTCAGAAATACTAAAAGAATGCAATAAAGCAATATCAAATGCTTATGTTCTTAAAACAGGATTAAGTGAAGAAAAACTTTTAGATTTAATGAACAAAGAAACTTTTATGAATGCTCAAAAAGCTAAAGAACTGGGGTTTGTAGATGAAATCATGTTTGATACAAGCAATAGATTATTCAATAATACAAATGAATCAGGTATGTTACCACCAGATGTTATTGAAAAGATAAGGAATATGAAGGATGAAATTAACTTAAATCCTAAAAAAAATACAAATACAGTAGATGAAAATTCAAAAGAAAAAGAAATAAATAAATTAAAAGAAAAGCTAGCATTTAAAAATAAATATGTGTCTAGCTTTTTATTATGTCAAAAAGAAAGGGTGTTATAATATGTCAAAAGAATTAAGAGAATTATTAAACCAATTAGATAGTAAAAATAAGAACTTAACAAATTTATTAAATAAAAGTGATGTAACAGCAGAAGAATTAAAAAATGCATCTGCTGAAATAGATGTACTTCAAGCAAAGATTGAAGCACAGAAAATAAAAGATAATATAGATAATAGCTTTAATGAAGGAGAAAAGACTCCTATAAATACTAGAAATAATACAGATGGGGAAGTTGTTTACAATGGATCTTTATTTACTAAAGCTATAGCTGATAATCTACTTAGACAAAAGAATCAAAAAGGATTAAACTTAACAGAAAAAGAAATGAATGCTATATCTGAAAATATAGATGAAGATGGTGGATATGCAGTTCCACAAGATATACAAACTAAAATAAATACAAGATTAAAAGATACAACAGACTTATATAATTTAGTAGATTATGAAACTGTATATACTAGAAGTGGTAAAAGAACTTATGAGAAAAGAAGTAAACAAAAGCCAATGAAGCCATTATCTGAAAATGCTAATTTAGTTAATCTTTCTAATGGAGATAATGCAAAGTTAGAGACTTATATATTTAAATTAAAAGACCTTGCAGACTTTATGTCTATACCAAATGATTTATTAAAATTTGCTGATAAGAGCTTAGAAAACTTTATAATAAATTGGTTTGTAGATAAAGTAAGAATAACTAGAAACGTTGAAATATTATATGGAGATGGTGGAGATGAACATGCTCAAGGGATAATAAGTTCTAATAAGTTTAAAAAGGTAACTTTACCAAAATCACCAGGATTAAAAGAATTTAAAAAATGTAAAAATGTAGATTTATTAAATGTATTTAAAACAACTTCTCAATGGATTGTTAATCAAGATGGATTTAACTATTTAGATAGTTTAGAAGATAAAACAGGAAGACCATACTTACAAATAGATCCAAAAGACTCAACACAATATAAATTTTTAGGTTTACCAGTTAAGGAGCTTCCAAATGATTTATTACTAACAACTAAAACTGCTATTCCAGTTTTATTAGGAGATTTAAAAGAAGCTTATAAATATGTTTCAAATGGTAAGTATGAACTTGCTACTACTAATATAGGTGCAGGAGCTTTTGAAACAAATACAACAAAAGCTAGAATTATAATGTGGATGGATGGAGATGTTAAAGACACAGAAGCATTATTACATATAGAAATTCCTATAGCTTCAGTTGAGGCATAAAAATAAATTTAAGACTAATAATACGTTGAAATTGCAAGGTATTATTAGTCTATTAAAGTTTTTGAAACACCTTAGAATCGATTTAAATAGGTCGTTTTTTTGACTGTTTTTTAGAAATGAGGGATTAAATGATTCTAACTTTAGAAGAAGCAAAAAAATACTTTAAAGTAGATTTTGAAGATGAAGATGAAGATATTCAAGACTGTATAGATGCAGCTGAAGAATATCTTAAAGAGGCTACAGGAAAAGAGTTTGATAACACAAATAAAAGAGCTAAAAGATATTGTAAGGTATTAGCTAAAGATTGGTATGAACATAGAGAATTTATGGAAGATAAAAAGACAAGTAGTAAAGTAAGATTTACCTTACAATCTATTATGACTCAATTAAAATATGGTGATTAAATGGCTAAATGTAGATTAACAGAAAGAATAAAAATAGAAAAATTATCAGATTCAAATGAGACTAATGAAAATGGATTTGATGAAGAAGTTTGGAAAGAACATTATAAATGTTGGAGTGGCTATAAAAGAGTATCTGGAAAAGAATATATAGCTGCTAAAGCAAATAATAGTGAAAATATAGTTACATTTACAGTTAGATACTGTAAAAAAGTAAAAGAGTTACTAGATCCAGGAGCAAGTAAAATATTTAGAATAGAATATAAAGATTTTTATTATGATATTTTAGATGTTTTAGACTTTGAAAATAGGCATGAATTTGTAGATGTTAAAGCTAAAATAAATTGTTAGATTTCCAATTATTACCTTTTAGGTTATAATATAGCTTGGAGGTGTCATAATATGAAAAAAATATTTATTTCAGGTTTGATAATTATATCAATTATAGCTTTAGTAGGATGCTCAAATAAGAAAGAAGAAACTAAAATATACAAGCAAGGAGAAAAGGTAATAGTTAAAGATAAAAATGGTACAGATATGTATTCATTAACTATTGATTCAGTAAAAAAAGTTAATGATTTTAAATACAAAGAAGATTTTAATAATCCACAAGAAATTATTGAAGTTACATATACATATGATAATTTAAATAAAAAAGATAAAAATTTGTATATACATTCACAAGACTTAACTGTATTAGATTCAAAAAATTCAGCAGCTGATGCAAGTTCTATGTTCTCAAAAGGAAAACCAAAAGATCTAACTAAGGGGGCAAATTGCACAGTAAATGCTTATTATGGATTAAAAAATAAAAGTGATGAAGTTAAAATACTATTTGAGAGTGATCAATATGGTCAAAAAGTAGAATTTGAAATTCCAATTAAAGAAGATTCAATTTCTCAAGATGAATTAAATAAAAAAATTGCGAAAGAAGCAGTTAAAGCTGATTTTATTAAAATCAATGATAATCAAATGTATGGTAAATCTGTTTTTGCTACTGGAGAAGTTTCAAATATAATTCCAGATGCAGTTTTCCCTACATTTACTTTAAAAGTACCAGAAGACGATGGATATGGAGTATATGAAATTTCATTAGTAGATAAGGGAATGTTAAAAGATATTGAAGAAGGTAAAACGATAACGGTGTATGGGAAGGTAATGGATAGAAATGATTCTGGAATGCCTAAAATAAGTGGTAATTTAATAAAATAATAAAAGATAAAAAAAGAAGCTATCTAGCTTTCTTTTTTTATTTGGAGGTTTTATATGTCAAGCACTATAGAACTTGAGGGATTTGAAGAGTTTGAGGAATATGTGAAAAATATGGCTTTAGATACAGTTATAAAAAGGCAAGCCGTAAGGTCAGGTATAAAAGTAATTGGAGAAGGGGTAGAAAATGATACTCCAGTAGGACCAACAGGAGAACTTGCTGAGATTAAAGTATCTGTTAAAGAAAATGCTTTAGCAACAGAAGGAACTGCAAAAAGTAAAGCATTCTATGATATATTTCAAGAGTATGGGACAAGTGAACAAAAGGCTCATGTAGGATACTTTGAAAGAAGTGTTGAAGAAAATACTGAGGAAGCTATTTCAAAGGTAGCTCAAACAATATTTAGAAAGATGGGGTGATATTTTGGAAAGTAATATAAAAATAGATGCCTCGATTATAAAAAAGAAATTAAAAGAAGTTTTAAACGATAAAGATATATTAGATTTAACAAGTGATAAAAAAGTATATTTTATTCATGCTAATAATCCTAAACCTCCATATATAGAGTATCAAGTTATTAGATCTAGAGGAAGTGAATATAGTGAGGGTAATATAGATTATTTAAATCACTTAGTCCAAATTGATATTTTTAGTTTAGGAGATTATACAAACTTAGAAACAATTATAATTAATAAATTTATCAAAGCTGGATTTGAATATAATTCAGGAAGTCCAGATTTATTTGAAGAAAAAACAGGATTAAAACATAAACCTTTGAGGTTTAATATTGATTTACCAACTAGCTAATCTAAGCTAGTTTTTTTATTTATAAAAGAAAGGGATGAAGAAGAATGTCAGCACCACAAAAAATATTACCAACCGTAAACGTAAGTAAATTATATGTAGCTCATTTAACAACTGAAACTGATGGAAATATAACTTTTGATGCCCCTCGATACTTAGAAGGGGTTAAACAAATAGGAATAAAACCAAAACAAAATAGTGACCCATACTACCATGAAGGAAGAAAAGTTTTAGAGGAACAAACATTGCAAGATGTAAAGGTAACTTTAAATATAACAGATTTACAAGATGAAGATGAATGTTATGTTATGGGGCACAAGTTAGCTAAAACAGGCGGAGTAATAAAAAATGATAATGATATAGCTCCAACACTTGCTATTTTATATAAAGCAGAGAAGGCTCAAGGAATAGATAAATATGGGATATTATATGCTGGAACATTTGGATTATCAGATGAAGATTTAAAAGCTAAAGAAGGTAAAGCAAACTTCCAAGCTAAGAAAATAGAAGCAAGTTTTAGACCTTTAATAAATGGATTATGGCAATACAATGTATGTAGTGATTCTCCTAATGTAACTAAAGAGTTTTTAAGTAAATTCTTTGAAAAAGTTACTATACCTGAAGAAAAAACAGATGAAGTTAGTTCTGAACATTAATAAAAATAATAGGGAGTGAAGTTAAATGAAAAGAAAATTTAAAGTAGGAAATGAAAACTTAGCTTTTGAAATGACAAATAAGACTATCTTTGATATAGATGAAAGATTTGATAACTTTGGAGATGTCATAAACGGGGTTATGTATGGTAAAAACTTATATAACAATGCTTTAAAAGTTATGGTATGTTCTTGTATATCAAAAAGACTTGATGAAGAACAAAATGAAAACCCATTAACTATAGATGAATTAAAAGAAAAATTAACTCCAGATCAAGTTGTAAATGAAATAGTAGCTTTTGCAACAGATTTATATTTTAATTATAGAGGAGTTAAAACATCTGATACCACTGATGAAAATAAATCAGAAAATAATAAAAAAAAATAGATTTAAATGAAAAGCCATTCGATATAAATAGGCTTTTTTTTATTGCAAAAACACAACTAAATTTCACAAGACAAGAGTTCTTCGATAGTACATTCAAAGAAATTGTTATGTTAATCGGAGAACTCAATAAAACATATGAAGAGCAATCTCAACAAGTTTCAGATGATGGATATGTTGAAAAAGTTGTTAGCATAGATGAAATACCTTTCTTATAGAAAGAGAAAGGAGGGTAAATGGGTGATACAGAAAAACGAATAACCGCAAAAATGATTCTTGATGATTCTGGATATTCCAGTACATTAAAAGGTATAAATTCAGAAATTAAAAATAATAAAAATGAATTAAAAGCAGCTCAAAGTGGTTTAGAGGCATTTGGTAAATCTACAGAAGGTGTAAATAGGGTTCAAAGCTCATTACAAAAACAATTAGATTTACAAAATAAGAAATTAGAAACTTATAAAAAAAGTGTTCACGATGCTACTGAAACACTACAAAAAAATATAAGTGAAAGAGATAAATTAGCAAGTTCTCTTTCTAAAGCTGAAAAAGCACATGAAAATGCTATAAAAAACTATGGTAAAGAAAGTAAAGAAGCTAAAGAAACTGAAAAAGCTTTAGAAGAATTACAAAAAGAACATGATAAGCTAGATAGAACAGTAGAAAATAATGCTAAAACCTTACAAAACTATGAAACTCAAATGAATAAAGCAGAGGAAGAAGTAAATAAAGCTCAATCTGCGGTAAATAAATTCAATAGAGAAGTAGAAAATACTCATGGTGTAGGTAATGCATCTAAAAAGCTTGAAGATTTAGGAAATAACTTTAAAAAAGTAGGTAGTAAAGCTCAAGAGATAGGTGGAAAACTTACTACTCATGTTTCGTTACCTTTAACAGGAATAGGGGTAGCCGCCGCTCATGTAGGTATGGAATATGAGGCTCAAATGGATAAAGTAGCAGCTATTTCTGGTGCTACTGGTGATGACCTTAAACAATTAGAAAATAAGGCTCAAGAAATGGGAGCTAAAACTAAATTTAGTGCTGCAGAAGCAGGAGAAGGTATGGAGTATATGGCAATGGCTGGTTGGAAAACTGGTGATATGCTCGAAGGTATAGAACCTATACTAAATTTAGCAATTGCTTCTGGAGAAGAATTAGGGTCAACTTCTGATATTGTTACAGATGCATTAACAGGATTTGGATTAAAAGCTAAAGATGCTGGTATGTTTAGTGACGTTTTAGCTGCTGCTTCATCTAATGCCAATACTAATGTTGGTATGATGGGAGAAACTTTTAAATATGCAGCTCCTGTAGCCGGTGCTTTAGGATATAGTGTTCAAGATACTTCTTTAGCTATAGGATTAATGGCTAATAGTGGTATTAAAGCAAGCCAAGCTGGTACTGCTTTAAGAGCAGGATTAACTAACTTAGTAAAGCCTACGGATAGTATGGCTGATATGATGGAGAAGTATGGAATATCTGTAGAAAATAGTGACGGTAAGATGAAAAGCTTTAGAGCAGTAATGTCTGACCTTAGAGAAAAAATGGGTGGTTTAGATGAAGCTACTCAAGCTAGTGCAGTTGCAACTATCTTTGGTAAAGAAGCAATGTCTGGATGGCTTTCAATTATAAATGCTAGTGAAGGAGATTTTGATAAATTAGCAAATGCTATAGACAACAGTGAAGGTGCTACTGCTAAAATGGCTAAAACTATGAGTGAAAATGCAAAGGGTAGTTTAGCAGAAATGAAAAGTGCTCTAGAAGGTGCAGCAATAAAAACTTTCCAAGCATTAGCTCCAGCTATAACAAGTGTTGCTAAAGATATCACTAAATTAGCAACTAGCTTTAGCAATTTAAGTCCACATACTCAAGAATTTATAGTTAAGGCAGGATTAGCTGCTATTGCTATAGGGCCTTTAACAAGTGGTTTAGGTCATGTATCTAGTGGTATAGGTGGATTAATTGGAACTGTTGGAAAGTTTAAAGCATTAAAAGCCGCTGCTACATTTAAAGACTTTTCTAAAATACTATTAGGACTTGGTCCAGCTGCAGAAGCTGCGGGAGCTGGATTAGCAGGAGCAGAAGTTGCTGGGGCTGGATTTGGTGCAACAGTTATAGCCTCACTAGGACCAATTGCATTAGGTGTAGCTGCAGTAGCTGCCGTTGGATATGCAGGATATAAAGTTGCAGAACACTTAAATTCAAGTGCAACACCTGCGGTAGATTTATTTGCAGATAAAGTTGAAGTTTCAAGAGATAAGTTTGGAAACTATGCACAAGCTACAGAAAAAGATGTAATTAAAATATCTAAAGCAACAAAAGATAATGTACAAGCTTACTTAGATTTAGATAAAAAAGCTAGTGAGTCAATGATGAATTTAAGAATGAACTCAAATAAATTCTCAAAAGAAGCAAAAGATACTGTAGTTAAAAACTTTACAGAAATGAGTAAAAAATCGAGTAGTTTATCTAAGGATCAAAGAGAAAGAATGACTGTAGACTTTAAAAAATTAGTTTCTGATACTGGAGTTTTAACTAGTAAAAATAAAAATGAGATAATAAAACAATATACTGCAATGGTTAATGGGACTAAAGGATTAACTCAAAAACAAAAGGATCAAACTATACAAGATTTTAAAGATACATTAACTAAAAGTGTAGGGTTATCAAAACAACAATCTCAAGAAATGCAAAAAGTTTATACGGATATGGCTAATAAAATTAAAGATGGTATGGACAAAAAAAGAGATGCAGATTTAAAAAGTCAAAAAGATTTCTTTGCTAAAACTAATGCCCTTACAGATGAAGAAAAGAAAGTTGCACTAGAAAAAACAAAAAGTTATTGGACTAAAGAAAAGCAACAAGTTGATGAAGCTCAAAATAAAATTAATGCTATTTATGCTAAAGCAGCTGAAGAGCATAGACAAGTTAGTAATCAAGAGTTACAAGATATTAAGCAAATTAAAGAAGATATGAAAACTACTGCTATAAAAACTTTATCTGATAATGAAGTTGAAGCTAAGGTAATTCTTGAAAGAATGAAAGATAATGATAAAAATATAACTGCCGATATGGCTTCTAAGCATATAAAGGAATTAAATAACTCTAGAGATAAAGCTATTGAGGCAGCTAATAAAGAATGTGATGACAGAATAGCTGAGTTAATAAGACAACGAGATGAAAGCCATTCATTAACTAAAGAACAAGCTGAAAGATGTATAGAAGATGCAAAGAAACAAAGAGATGATACTGTAAGTGCAGCTAAAGAAACAAGAGATAAAGCAGTTAAGGAAATAACTTCTATGAACTCAGATATTACAAAAGATGTAGATACTACAACTGGTAAAGTTAAAAGTAAATGGGATAAATTAAAAGATGCATGGAATAGTGGATGGGGAAGTCTAGTTAAAAACTTCTTTGTAAATACATTCTTCCAAAGTCATGGTAAAAAGCCTGGAGAACACTGGACAGGTACATCACACTTTGAAGGTGGTTTAACCTATCTTCATGAAAGAGGATATGAGTTATATGATTTACCAAGTGGAACGAAGGTATATAATCATGAATCAAGTGAGCAAATGGTTTTAGAAACTGCAAGACAAACTGCTCAAGGGGTTATAAACTCTATGATGAAAAATAAAGGTGATTCTAGTGGAGATATTATAATACCTATTAGTATTGCAGGAGAAGAAATAGATAGAGTTGTAGTTCCAAGAGTTTCAAATAGACTTGCTTTAAATACAATGAGAAGAAGGAGGTAACAAATGCTTATAAACAATATAAATATAGAAAAGTTTAATGCTAGAGTTTTAGAAGTTAATATTCAAAACTCTAGCATTAATAATTTAAAAGACTTTGAAGGAAAAAACACATTGTTACCTCTTTTCTTTGATTCTAAAGTAGAGTTAAATTTAATTACTGTTACTCTTTTAGTAAACTCTTTAGATAAAAGACAGTATTATTTAGACAAAAGTAACTTATTAAGTAATATGGTAAAACCATTTGAAGTTTATTTTAAAGATAGAAACTTAAGATTTAAATGTATTTTAAATGGAAACTCAGATCAACCCAGTTTGAGGCAAATTAGAGGAAGATTACAATTAAGTTTTATAGGTTATAACATAGAAAATGAAGTAACTGAAACTATTACAAATGGAGTTTCAAGTAAAAATATAAACGGTCAAGGTAATACAAAAGTACCTGTAATTTTAGAAATAACTCCTACTATAGATATGGTTGATTTAAAAATAACTGGATTAAGCGAAGATCCTTTTATTGTAAAGAACTTAAAGGGCAATAAAACTATAGTTATAAATGGAATAGAGGGAACTGTTACACAAGATGGTATCAATAAATTTGATGATACTGATATGTGGGAGTTTCCTTTTTTAGTTCCGGGAGATAATTTGATCACATTAAGTAAGAACACTTGCAATATAAAAATTAAATACAATCCAAGATTTATATAGAAAGGATGATACAAATGTTAAATACAAATAAAACAATAAATATATCTGGAACATCATCAATAGATGGACAAGTAGTTGTATATATGAGTGCTAGTTTAAGTACAGATGGAACTACTCAAGAAAACTTAAGCAAAACTGTACAAAATCAAGAAGCCTACAATAAAAATAAAGAAGCTATAAGAAAAGATATGAGAGACTTTGAAGATTTAGTATATGCAGAACAAGACAAGTTAGAAGCTAAGTAAAAATATATTTTAAAAGGGAGAGAAGTATTATGAAATTACCATTAAGAAAATTAGTAAATGGATCACAACAATTAAGTAATATAGCATATAAACAAGGTTTACCTTGTAAATTATCTTATGCTCTAGCTAAAAATATAAAGAAGATAGAAAGTGAGTTACAAATATATAACTCTGAAAGAGAAAAAATAATAGAAAAATACTGTGTTAAAGATGAAGATGGAAAATTGAAATTAAATAAAGATAATACATATGACATTAAAGAAGAATTTATAGATGTATGCAATAAAGAAATAAATTCACTTTTAGATATAGAAGTTGATATAGATATTCATAAATTTAATATAAATGATTTATATAACAGTAATTGCGATATGTCTCCAGCAGAATTAATGGTTATAGACTATATGATAGATGAAGAAGAGTAATTGATTAGTTGGATTTAGTAAGAAAGGAGGGGAGCCTCTTTTGATACATTTACATGATAAAAACAAGAAAAAAATAGCTGGTTTAATAGATTATAAAGATTTATTTATAGAAAGTGAGTTGCAGAGTGGGGAAAAGACACTCTGTTTTTATTATCCTAAAAAAGCAAATTACTATTTTGATATAGTAGAAGAGTGCTATATAAGGACCAAAGAAAATGAATATATAGTTAAAGAAAGAATTGTCCAAAGTGAATATACTGAATTTAAATGTATTTTAAATTTAGAGGATATAGAAGGTAAGCCTTTTTCAAAGTTTGAAAGTAAAGAACAAACAATTAATAAAGCCTTAGCTCTTGCTTTAGCTGGTACTGGTTGGGTTGTAGGTAAGTGCGATTTAAAGAAAAAGAGAACTGTTAGAATGACTAACTGCTCTAGTTTGGAAATCGTACAAGAAATTAAAAAAATATATAGATGTGATATAGTTTTTAACACTCTATCTAAAACCATAGATGTATATGAACACCTAGGAGAAGACAAAGGAACTTACTTTATAGATTCTTTAAATCTAAAATCTTTATCTATTCAAGGTAGTTCTTATGGTTACTTTACAAGATTAATTCCTATCGGAAAAGATGATTTAAAGATTACTGATATAAATGATAAAAAAGAATACGTAGAAAACTATCAGTATTCTAATAAAATTAAAACTGCATATTGGATAGATGATAGGTATACCGTTAAAGAGCATCTTAAAGATGATGCTCTAGCCAAATTAAATGAAATATCAAAACCCTTTAGATCTTATTCTGCTGCAATTTTAAGTTTAGCAAAACTTAATGATAAATATAAAAATATTTTGGATTATAAGTTAGGAGATACAATAACTCTTATATCTAAAGAAGATAAATTTAAAGATAAACAAAGAATAGTTAAAATAATAGAGTTTCCAGATAAACATGATAAAGATAGTGTAGAACTTGCTAATACTACCTTATGCTTTGAAGATATTCAAACACAGTTTCAAGAAGCAGCTGACACAGTAGAAAATATAACTACTGATAATGGAACTGTAAAGGGTTCTACTATAGATGGTATAGAGACAAGTCAAATAAAAGATTTCTACAAAGAAGTTATAGAAGCTACAAACATTAAAGCTATAAATGCAAAAATAATTAATTTAGAAGCTCAAGATGTTACTATATCTGGCCAATTAACTGCGGTTAACGCTCAAATAGGAAGCCTTACAACTAATGTTGCTACTATAGATAAATTAGTTGTAAAACATGATGCGTCTATAACTAATTTAAATGCAAATAAAGCCAGTATAACAGATTTAAATGCAACAAATGCAACTATACAAGTATTAGAAGCTAATGTCGGTAATATACGAACTCTTGTAAATGGAAATTTATCTAGTGAAAATATACAGGTAAGCGGTATTACTGGGGATAGGTTAAATATGAAAACTATATTTGTTGATGATGCAAATATAGTTAGTATAAATGCATCTAAAATTAATGCAGGAGAAATAAGCACTAACAAAGTAAAAATTAAATCTGATGATGGTGGAATTGAAATTATAGGAACTACTTTACAATTTAAGGATAAAAGTAATAAAGTTAGAATCCAAATGGGAAAAGACACTAAAGATAATTTTAATTTTATTATTAGAGGTGAAGATGGGCAAAGTGTATTAATAGATCATACTGGAGTAAAAGAAAAAGCTATAGCTAATGATTTAATAAAGTCTAATATGATTGCTAGTAATTCAGTAGGAGAAAAACAAATAGATTATTCTAGTTTCTCAGAAGGATTTAATAAAGATACAAATATACATACATTAAATGCTACAAAGATAAAATTGAACAATCAAAATCAAACTTTAGATATAGCTTTTAACTCCTTAAAAAAACAATCTGATGATAATACGACTTTAACAGAAAATCACAGTACAACTATAGGTGTTATGCAAGGTCAAATTAATACTGCTATAAATAATACTAAAATAATTAAAGATGGTAAAACAGTCTTACTTAAAGATGATTATAACCGAACTATAGAGACGATAGATTCTCTTAAATTTACTATAGGAAGTCATACAACTAAAATTAATGAACAAACTGGAAAAATTAATAATGTTGAAACTAAAGTGAATATAGTTGAAAGAGATTTAAATGGTATAACTCAAAAAGTTAGTAATACAGAAATTAGTATAACTTCATTAAATGATAAAGTTAACAACATACAAATAGGAGATAGAAACTTATTATTAAACTCAGCTATAAAAATAAATACATCGAGCTATTATATGGCTGCATATGACTTTGGATATGAAAAACCTAAACATGATGAAGTGGTAACCCTAGTAATTAAAGGTGAGCTTAATTCTAAAAAAGAAGCTTTTGGTATTTTTAATACTGATAGTAATAGCAACTATGTAACTTTAATAACCCATAAAGATAGAAATTCAGATGGACTATATATTAAAACATTTAAATGGTTAACTAAGTTTGGTAATATAGAAAAAACCAATTTAGGTTTATTGATATATGCAATTAGCTCAAATATTACTGCTCCTTCATCTATAGATTGGATCAAATTAGTTAGTGGTAATAAAACATCAAATAACTGGAATCCAGCTCCTGAAGATTATCAAAATGAAATAACTACTACTAATAATAAGTTAGCAAGTATAGAAACTAATTTATCTAGCATAACCAGTAGAGTCAGTTCTGTGGAAACAACTAATGCTAATATAAATGGACAAGTGTCTAATTTAAGTACAAGAATGAATGTTGCAGAGCAAAAGATAACAGATGCTTATATAATAAGTACTGTAAGTTCTCAATTTTATAAAAAAGGAGAAACTGATTCAAAGTATGCTAGTAAATCTCAAATCACTCAATTAGATAATAAAATAAGTTTAAAAATTGATGTGGATGGTGTTATATCTAGTATAAATCAAACTTCAGAATCAATTAAAATAAAAGCATCTAAGATAGATATAGCTGGAGCTACCACAATAGGTAATGCCGTAAATGGTAGATATGTAGAAATCCAAAATGAAACATTTAGAGTTAAGAATGGAAACACAGCTTGTATACACTTAGGTTACAGAACTTGGCAAGGATATACGGGAGTTCCCGAGTTTTTAATGGGGCATGATGGTTTTATTTACTCTGAACAACAAGGAGCTCCATACTCTGGAACATACTTTGGAATGAGTACTTTTGGCAATGATAAGAATCCAGAAAAGACTAAACCTTACCATAGTATTTATTATCGTTCAAGAACTCGTGCGGATGAAACTCAATTAAATTTTTATGAAGATGGTAGAACTAGAATAAAAAGCATGGGAGAGTTTTCGCTTATAGCTGATAAAAATACATGGATTCAAGCAAGTAAATCCGGTTTAGTATTCAAAAATGGTTTTCAATCTTTTTCAGATGCTAAGATAGACGGGAATTTAGTTCTGAATAAAAATATCCTAACGAATGGACAAATTTACACAAAAGACTTAAAACAAGGATTTGGTATAGAACAATATTGGGGTAAAGATGAATATATGCTTAGGAAGATGACTATAAACCCCATGGACCTTGGATATGATACTCCAGAAAGCCGATTTAGAACTATATATGCTTCTAATGGAATTATAAATACTTCAGATGCACGATTGAAGAAAAATATAAAGCCTATACAAGATGTGAATATAGTTCCTTATAATTTTCCTGTGCTTGTTCAGTTACCACCAAGTGAAGTACTTACCAAAATTGATTATTATAACTTTGTAAAAGAAATGCCTTTCTATACTTATGATTATATATCTGCTGATGACTCAAACAGATCACTTCACAATGTTGGATTTATAGCGCAAGATATAGCAAAACATCCAGTAGGTAAAGAATTTATTTTTAAGGACAAAGCAAATATGTATCAATACAACGAAAAAAGTTATGTAGGAGTTTTAGGAGTAGCATTACAAAAAGCTATTTATGAAATAGAAAAATTAAAATTAAAAATACAACAATTAAAAGCTAGTTAATTTTAACTTTTTATATAAAATTTAGGAGGATATATGAATATAGAGATTACTTTACTCTGTACTATAGCTGGTGCCATGTTAGGCTATATGAGCTATAAAAAGAAAAATGAAAAAGACATAGAAAATGATGCATCTCAAAAAACCGTAGTTGCTACAAAGTTAGATTATATAAGTAAAGGAGTTGATGACATAAGGCTTGATATAAAAGCTCAAGATACAAAAATAAACACTGTTGTAGAAAGACTTATAAAGGTAGAGGAGAGTACAAAATCAGCACACCATAGGTTAGATTCATTAAAAATAAAAGGAGATGGTTTAAATGAAAAATAGAATAAAAAATCCATATTTTTGGCTAGGATTAGGTGGTGTTATATTTAGTGCCGCTGGAGTAGATTTTAAGACTTTAACAAGTTGGAATCTTTTAGGTAATGCCTTATTAGATATATTAGCTAATCCAGTTGCAGTTGTTGCTGTTGCAGCTGCAGTTATAGGTGTAGTTGTAGATCCATCTACAAAAGGATTAAAAGATAATAAATAATTTATATAAAATTTAAAAACAATGTTAAAAAAATTATTCGAAAATTAAAAGTAATTTAAAATTAAGTTAAATAAAATACAGTGAATTAGACTCTTTGAAGTCTTTTTTTATTGTCTTTTAAAATAAATAATTAATAAAAAAGTAAAAAATTAGTAACAATTTATTTTTTTCTTTACTTTCATATTAAGAAAATAAACTTTAGGAGGGTTTTATTATGAGAACAAATATGACAGACGCAGGACATGGAGGACATGATTCAGGAGCTATAGGAGTAGCTGGATGCTTAGAGAAAGATATAGTTTTAGAAGTTGCAAATAAAGTAAGCGATTATTTAAAAACACAAGATATAAAAAATATAAATACTAGAAATACTGATATATTTTTAACTCTAAGCGAAAGAAGTAGTAAAGCTAATAGCCTAGGTGTAAATTCATTTGTATCTATACATTGTAATAGTGTAGACAATCCTAATGCTCAAGGTTTAGAAACTTATTGTTATAAATTCAAATATAGAGCTTTGGCTGATGCTATACATTCTGAAATTATTAAAGAAGGACTATACACTAAAAATAGAGGTGTCAAAGAGGGTAACTTACATGTTATAAGAGAAACTAATATGGATGCATGTTTAGTTGAGTTAGGATTTATAACTAATGAGGAAGACTATAATTTAATAATGAACAATAAAGATAAGTTTGCTAAAGCTATAGCAAAAGGAATATGCAAATTTAATTCAGTTGAATGGAAGGACACTGACACTGAAATTAATACTGAAGGATTTACAAATGGTGATTATTCTGGAAGAAAAGCTAAAGTAATTGCAGATGTATTAAATGTTAGATGGGATAGAGGGACAGAATATGAGATTATAGGACAAGTTAAATATGGAGATATAGTGAATTTACAATATTGTCTAAATAGATGGGTAAGTATAGAAGGATTTAAAGGTAATAAAGGTCTTGGATATGTAAATTCTAAATATTTAAAATTAATTTAATATGTTGATATAGGTACCATTGTTGCATGTAATACTTTAGAATAAATACAGTTTAATTTTAAGATAAAAAGAGTATATAGTTTAATGATACTCTTTTTATCTTGAAATTTTCAAGAAAATGTTTACAAGATGAAAAATAAGGTATAAATATATTATAGAAAACTAAACAAATCAACTCTAAGATTAAAACATAGCTCCCTAAGGAGATAAAAATACTCTATTAAAAGTTTGAGCGTCATTTGCATCAACACTCTCACTTAATTAACTATTGCCATTTCAAAATCTAGATTTGATTTATTTAGTTTTCTTTTTTTATAGAAATTGTAATATATGAACTATTATAGATATAATATTTATAACCATGATTAATATGTATATTATATAAAACATAATATTTTTGTTTTTGTATGGTCTAAAAATTTGGATCAATGAAAATATAATTAAAAGTATAGATAATATCATAATATATTTTATAATAAAAATAGGGTTATTGTTTTTGTAACCCACCAAGAATAGTGATTGTTCATGCCTAGTTTTTTACAAGCTTTATAAACACCATCTTCTACTGATCCTGTAAAATGATCTACTGTTGAAACAATACTTTGTATTGCTGCAGCACCAGTAAGACCTGTATGTTGAACTATTGTTTTTCTTACTTTAAAAGGTAGTTTTCTCCATATTTTGCGCATCGCTTTCGTTGATAAACTTAATTTGCCAAATTGATTACCATAGATTTTATACTCACGTTCTTGACGTAATTGTTCTTCTTTTTTATACTCATCAATTGATTTTTTAAATTCATTTTTTTCATTATTTGTTAACCCAAAGAACTCAGAAACTTCATCTATACCTATATTTTTATTTTCTACAAATTCATTTGGTGTAGTAGAACTATCAATTTCTAATGCAAAAATTGAGTTTGAAAAAGGTATTGAAACTGTAGCTATAATTAATGACAATGCAATACCGCTTTTAAGTTTTTTAAAATTCATAAGTATCCTCCATTTTATGTATAATGTCTACACTTATTATAACTAAACTGGGAAAAATTGAGTTAAGAGCATGTTAATATATAGTTAAATTTTGGTAAAAACATAATATATAAATTATTCTATATATCTATCAAAAATGTAAGGAATGTTTAAGGTTGGCGCAAGGCTTTTTTAAGGTTGAGCATGTATAATAAACTCATCAAGTAAAATAAATCTAGGGGAGGGTTATATATGACAATCGTATTAGGAACATTATTGATAGTACCTTTTGTATTAGCTACTTGTGCGGGGGTATTAAATGAAGAACTAAAGGAAGCAAATGAACAGTAATTAATTTTATATAGATAAAGCATTCAAATAGATGAGTGCTTTTTATTTTTCCGTAAACTTTATATTATATATCAAATAAAATTGATATATAAGTCTTGTATTAAGAAGTTTAAAATTATATTATATATATAGATATAATAAATTATATCGTTATACTCGTTCATGATTCAAATGATTAATGTATTAAGTATCAATTTTAAAGAGTACTAGTATTTAGTGCTCTTTAAACCTCAAATTACATAGCTAAACTCGAATTAGTTACAATTGTAACTAATATTAAGATAAACCTAACATTATTTTTTTGCAAAAGTACCTCTCAATAGAGGTACTTTTTTCTTTTAAAATAAGATAGAATATAAATTTAATCATAAATTAAATCTATAGGAAACAGATGAACTATAAAAAAATTCTATATATCAAAAAAAATCGATATAGACTATGGAAAAGATTACTAAATAGAGTATAATAAAGATATGGTTTTGGTTTTAATATACTTAGTTTTATTTAACCAGTAACCAATTTAGATAGTTTCACATATATTACATATAGTTGTAAGCCATAACTATAAATAGCATATCAAAAAGAATTGGTATGAGGTTGGAACTTTAGAGTTAAATAGTACTTCTACAACGTCAAAAATAAAAAGAGTATCTCATGATTAGAGGTGCTCTTTTTATTTTTTATGAAATTCATCAAATATTGTTTTATAAAGGTTAGAATTTTTAAAACTTAATAATAGGAATTTTACTTTTCCATAGAAATAACTAATAATAACTATTTAAAAGTAAAATTATTAATTTATTTAGTTTTTGGTATAATTATATTAATCCTACTATTATTAAATGTTTTTGAAATTTTTGTATACCAAAAGTACTAAAAAAGGCTAACTGTAATCTATTAACTAGTATTTCAGTTAGCCTTTTTTAGTATTTCAAATATATATTTACTTTTTTATATTCAATCAATCTACAACTTATTGTAATCATATATAATTGATTTAATTACTTTTTAATGTGTTTTTAAAGAGTAATTAATATAATTATATTATATTAGTATATTATTATCTATAATGAATAGAGATTAATAATAAAGAACTATTAAGAGGTGAGTTAGTGAAAGTACAAAATCCTATCGGAATTAAACTTATTGCTTGGTTTCAAATATTTGGTGCCTTAACAATATTATTTACATTGAATATCCAGCAAAGTCCACCATTTAATGTTAGATTTGCTATGCCTTTTATCCCAGAAATTTTAATGAAAATATTGATAGTAGCTTTTGCTCTAATAATATCCTATGTTTATTTAAGACAAACAAAATGTGGTTATTGGAGCATGTTAATTTATTCGGTTTTATTTTGTTGTATTAGTTTGTTTCAATCAATCAACTATCATATCCAACCTTTTATAGGTAATGCTATTTATGCTGGTATTGTTATTGTATACACAATATTACACCGTAGATATTTTACAAAAATATGTTAA